AGAACGGGAATGATGGTGGGAAGAATGGTGGGAAGTAAGGTGGGAAGAATGGTGGGAAGAACGGGAATGATGGTGGGAAGAATGGTGGGAAGAATGGCGGGAAGAATGGAGAAACCGTAGTAACTGAAGAAGAACTTGCAGAGTATGCTCCATCTCCATTACCATTAATTGCTAAAACCTGATATGTCTGGCTTGTTCCACCAGTTTCTGAAATTGTAGTTGATGTTACATTGCCTACTGTATAAACTGGTCCGTCTGAAGACTTTACCTTGTATCCAGTTATAGTTTTTCCACCATTATTTGATGGGGCAGTCCATGAGACTGTGTCTTGATTTGCTACTGTTGAAGTAGCAGAAATTCCTGTTGGAAGTCCTGGTACAGTTGTAATTAGTGTTGATGCTGAAGCAGCGCTAGATAAAGATGTTCCAGCATTGTTTGTAGCAGTTACTGTAAATGTATAATTTGTGTTTGATGTAAGTCCAGCAATTGTTATTGGAGAAGAAGCACCTGTTGCTGTTTTACCATCACTAGCAGTTACTGTATAAGATGTTGCTGCAGGAGAATCTGCTGGCAAAGAAAATGAAACAACTGCTGCACCATCATTAAATGATCTACTTGTACCTACATCTGATGCAGATACTCCAGTTGGTGCTTTAGGCTCTAAAAAGTCATTTGCTGCCTGAGATTTTCTTCCAGTTTTCTTTGTTGCCATTATCTTCTCCTTTTATATGACTATTTATTATAGGCATATGATGTGTTAATTATAACACTATTTTTAATTAATATTAATTAACAAACTATACATTCTCCTCCGCTCATTATACCTCCGCATGGTAAGCAACATGATACGCTACATCCTTGCCAAGAACAGTCACAAGATGCAGCAACTGGAGTTGGTGAAGGTGCTGCTACAGGTGCTGGGACTGGTGTTGGAACTGGTGAAGGTGCAACTGGAGCAGGTGTAGGGGTTGGTGTAGGTGCAGGTGTTGGTACTGGTGTAGGTGCTACAGGTGTAGGTGCTACATAGACTGGCGAAGGTGCCACTGGCGCAGGTGCAGGTGTTGGTACTGGTGAAGGTGCCACTGGCGCAGGTGCGGGTGTTGGTGTTGGTGTTGGTGCAACTGGAGACGGTGCTACAGGTGCTGGTGCAACTGGAGACGGTGCTACAGGTGCTGGTGCAACTGGAGACGGTGCTACAGGTGCTGGTGTTGGTGCAGGTGTTGGTGCAGGTGGGAATGATGGTGGTGTTACTGGTGATGGTACAGGGGAAGGTGCAACTGGTGAAGGTGCAACTGGGCTAGGCGCTACAGGAGCGGGTGCGGGTGAAGGACTACCTATTCAGGCAGATAGATCGCCGTAAACAACCCAAGTGTTTGATGCTCTCTTGAATAATGTAGCACCAGACCATTGTGTTCTTAACTTAAGTCCAGGAGTTGCATTAACAGTTACTCCAGATGCACCTGCAATTGTAACTTGTCCAGTTCCAACCTGAAGAATATCTAGGGAAGTTCCTACTGGGAACGCCACAGATGCGTCTGTTGGAATTGTTACTGTTGTTGCAGAAGAAGAGTTAACTTCAATTAATGAATCTCTTTCTGTTAGTGCACTTAATGTATAACTTACTGTTTTTGACACAATTGGAGTTCTTGATGGAACGCCTTCTTTTGTTTGTGTTCCATCTGTAAATACTATTCCAGATGATGATACTGTTACTGTACCAGTAGCAGTTAAATTGGCTGCTGTTGCTGTACCAGTAAATGTTGGGTCTGCCTTTGGTGCCTTAAGACCTAGATCAGTTGTAAGACCTGAAATCTTAGACTGGGCAATTGCTGCTGTTGCATTAATGTCTGCGTCAACAATTGCTCCATCTGCAATTTTAGCAGATGTAACTGCTCCATCGTCTATCTTTGCAGTTGTAATTGCTAGATCATTTACCTTAGCAGTAGTAACTGCAGAGTCGTTAATCTTGTCTGTAGTAACTGCAGAGTCAGTAATTTTTCCAGTTGTTACTGATAATGCATCTAGTTTAGCAGTTGTAATTGCTAAATCATGTACCTTATCAGTTGTTACTGCAGAATCATTAATCTTTCCAGTTGTAACTGCTAAATTATTAATTTTATCAGTTGTAACTGAGCCATTTGCAATTTTATCTTCTGTAACTGCTCCGCCATTAATCTTTCCAGTTGTAACTGCAGAATCGTTAATCTTGCCTGTAGTAACTGCTGAGTCTAATATCTTTGAAGTTGTAACTGCATCATTTGCAATAACTGCTTCTGAAACTGTAGAGTTAGGCAATGTTACGGTACCAGTAAATGTTGGATTTGCCAAAGGAGCAATAACTGATCCATCTACGGCAAGTTCTCCTGGAACAGTCTCTTCTAAACCATATCCTGGTTCTACTGTAACTGTAGAGTTAAACGGAACATAATTTACATTTGATGTTCCAACTTCAATTGGTCCAGGTGATGATAATACAAATCCAAATCCCTTGTTATAGGTTCCATTCAAAACATAAACAAAGTCTCCAGTATCTAATTCTCCCTCTGGATTTCCATCTGCATCTTCTGCTCTTGTCCATGAGCCTGATGCTACTACATAAATACCGTTATCTGGTAGTGATGCTTGATTCTTTACAAGAACACGATCACCAACTGATAAAGAAACTCCATCGACTGTTTGTGTTCCGCTAAGAGTAATTGCTGCTGTTGTTGCTGCAACAACTGGTTGGTGGAAGTTAATTCCAGCAGCAACCTGATCTACGTATCTTTTGCTTGCAGCATGTCCGTTTAAAACTGGTGTTTGTGGAACAGTTACATAACCAGTAAATACTGCTCCGTCAGTTCTTGCCAATAGAGATGTGTCAGAGATTCCATGAACATCTGTTGTGTCTGAACTATGTGAAGATAATGCAGATGCTGCTGCATTTGTCGCTGCTGTTTCTGCATCTGATGCCTTACCGTCAGCATATATCTTTGTAGCCAATGCTGCTGTGTCTGCAATACCGTGAACATCCAGGGTATCTGCTTCGTGATCTGCAATTGCATCAGTTGTGTATGATTCAAGATTTGATTCAAGTGTAGACAAATCAGAATGTACTGCTAAATCTGCTGTATTTGTAATTCCATGAATATTTTCTGTTTCTAGGTGGTGATCAGAAATAGCATTAGTTACATATGTTTGTGTTGCAAGATCTGCCGTATTATTAATTCCGTGTACGCTTGTTGTTGAGTTTGTATGTGCATCTAAGTCAGCATCATAAACTAAATCTGCTGTATCAGAAATACCGTGAATATTTGTTGTGTCTGAATTATGAGTTGAAACTGCAGTATCTGCATAAGACTTTGTTGCTAAATCTGCAGTATTTGTAATTCCGTGAACATTTGTTGAGTCAGTTTCATGTGTGGAGAGAGTAGACTGAACTGCACTAACATCACTTGCTACTGTAGCAAAAAATGCTGGATCGTCTCCAATTGCTGCAGCAAGTTCATTTAAAGTATCTAATAATCCTGGAGCGCCGTCAACAAGTGTGGCTCCATCAACGAAGTAGTTTAGGTCTGACCAGTGATCAACACCATTACCTATCTTAAACTTGATTGTATCGGACTCAAAGCCGATTTCGCCTGCTGCTAAAATTGGATCTGCAGAAGTCCATTGTGCTGCTGTTCCTCTGCGCTGTTGCATTCTTGTTGCCATGTTTTTTCTCTCCTTATGGTATTTCTACCGTTTTATAAATGTATTATAACATCAATTTTTAATTGAAATTATCTGTAGCAACTCCACCATCCCAAGTTTCTGACCAACTTGAGGTGTTGTATGAGCCACCTTCTATAACTACACCTGGATCACTATATGTACCGCCAGAAACGAACATGGTAACAATTAAACCATTTCCGTCAATAGATGTATCGTGTATGTGATCTTGAAGTGTTTCAGCATCTTCAAGGGTAGCAATAGCCAACCAAGAAGAATTATAATATACATGTACTCTTTCTGTTAATGTATCAAACCATAAATCACCATTTTCTGGTGAAGAGGGAGGGGTAGAATCAACTGGTATTCCACCAGCCATAGCATCTACATATGCCTTGGTAGCAGCATGTGTGCTTAGTGTAGGTTCTCCTACAACTACAGATCCTCCAAAACTACCGCCGTTAGCGACGACTAGTCCATTCTTGACCTTAAAATCTTTATCTACTGTTGCCAAGATCTACCACTCCCTCTTTTATTTATTTATTATGCTAAAAGTGTTCCTACAACAAGAACATCTGAGTTATTGTTGTTGGTTGCAACACGAAGACGAACATTTGATCCATCGATATCTGCAGAAACAGATCCTAATGAGCCATTTGTTCCAACCATTGCATATTCTGTAATTGCTACATTGTTTGATGAGTCAAGTGTTAAGATAACCTTTGAAACATCTGTATGTGAACCATTAGCAATCTTCACAAGGAATTCTGCAGAACGGTATGAAGCGTGTGCCCATGCGTATGCAGTATGTGTGCTTGCTGTTGGTACATTATGTGATGCTGCTACCTGCTTTGCAACAGAAGCAATGTCTACTGCTGGGAAGTCAGGTGTGACTGCCTCAAGAGCAGATACTGCACGAGCATCTGTGAAGTATAGATTTGCTCCTGGACCAGTTCCTTCTACAAGATCATTTGTAGTTGAATCTGCAACACCATTTTCTGCGGTAATTGTAAGACCATTCTCATCACCTGTGATAACAATATTAGTCTTTGTTGCACCTGTGATAAGTGCTGCTGCATCTGTCTTAGCACGAGAGGTTGTGTAGTATTGGTTTGTACCCTCTTCAATGTCAGATGTTGTAAGAGCATTAATCGCATTGTTAATTGCATCATTGCGATCTTCAACTTCATCAGAAATCTTTCCATCTGTGTAAAGATTTGCATTTTGTTCTGCAGTAAGGGCTACACCATTGGCATATCCTTCGTAAGCAGATGTAATTGCAATTTCACGAGCATCTGTATGTGCAATTGCTGCATCTTGTGCATCTTGTGCAACACCATCTGCATACAACTTTGTAGCAGTAACATTTGTATCAATTTCAAATGTTGTGCCATCAAGTGTTAAACCATTTCCTGCAAGGTATGTACCCTGACCTGAGAACTGTGTCCATGATTGTCCAGAAAAACCACTTAGATAGTGATTAGCCTGTACCCATGCTGTAGAACCATAATTGGTTCCTTCCATTACGAATACTGCTGCACCAACTAGTTCAGCAAATGCGTCTGCATCTTCTGGACGAGTAAGTGTCCAGTTTCCGCCTGTGCTATTGAAAACATAGATACCAGCATCTGATGACTGAGTAACAAGAACTCTGTATCCGCTATCTGCATCTCCTAGTGGGTCATGTCCATCAATAATTAACTGTGATGCTCCGCTACCAGATAGTACTGGAATCGCTGCATCGTATAGAAGATGAACTGCTTGCTTCCAGTTTAGACCAGATGAAAGTCCATCTGCATATGCTTTAGCATTATTTTCTGCTGTTGTGGCTGCTGCATCTGCATAGTTATTTGAACGAGTTACTTCTGCAGCAATCTCGTCATCTGTGTAATCCTTTGCATTCTGTTCTGCTGCATTTGCTTTTGTTGTAGCATCTGATGCTGCATCTGCAATTGCATCATTCTTAGCAAGAAGAATTGCTGCATCACGAGCAGTTACTTCATCTTGAATTTCTCCATCTGTGTACTGCTGTGCTGCAAGAATTGCGTCTGCCTCTGCATCTGCTGCTGCACCAATTGTGTCCCACAAACCAGTGTTTGCAGTTACTGCTCTTGCATCTGTAAAATATTTATTTGATGCACCTTCTGAAAGATCATCTGTATCATGGTTTGAAATATCTGATACTTGACCAGTTACATCACCAACAAGATCTGCTGTTACTTCACCAGCAGCAAAGTTGCCATTAGCATCACGCTTTACAACTGCATTTGGTGTGTTTATTGAGGTGGCTGTTCCACCAATAAGACCAATAATATAGTTTTGGTCGTCTACTTTCTTTGTAAGAATATCTTGACCGTCGATGGTACCTGTTGTGCCTTCAACAATAAGACCATTCTTTACCTTAAAGTCTTTTGTTACTGTTGCCATTTTTTATCTCCTTATTTATGCCTTAAGTCCAATTCGTGCATAACGAACTGTGACTGGCTTAATTGCAGGGTCTGGAGTAACAGTTAACGAAACTGTATTTCCTACCCTAGAGACGCTAATGGTGCCAATATTCCCATCATTGTCTATCGTGCCATACTCAGAGACATTTACATTTGTACCGTCTACCAAGATGGTCAACTCTGTTGCATAAAATTTATTATCTCCTGCTGTTGTCTTAGCAATGGAAACAATATACTTAACCATTCGCCACTCTGTGGCATCAAAATTATCAATCACTGTGGCATTCTCAATACCAGTAATTGTATTTTCATTATTACCCATTGTTCCGAGATCTGTGGAACGGGCTGAGGTTGAATCAATTAAATCTTCGTAATCCTGTTGTGAAGGACGATCACCAGTTTGAAACTTGGTTTTTAGTGTTGGGACTGAGATTTTTGCCATGACCTTATTATAACTCCTTTTTTATATTTTTAGAGAATCCAGTTACTAAAGCCAATCACTTGTAGCGGAATTGGGGGTGGATTAGAAGCACTGTATCCTTCAATTTGTATAGATTTGAATCTTACCCTAAATGGTAAGTCGTGCTTTATTGTTACTGTTGGAGCAATTAAGTTTATTTGTTTTACAGAGTAGTCAATTGGTTTTATATATTTTGTTTTATGTTGCAGGTTTGATAGTGTTGCTCTTGCCATTAATCTGTTACATCTTCAAGAATCTTCATGCTACCCTGAGCAACTGTCCATACTCTTGTAGCATCTGATAACTGAATATCAAAGATGTCTCCAGTTTGTAAAATAAAAGATTCTGAAGAAGTTAACCAAACTGTAAATTCTCCTACAAGATCATCTGCATCTGCTGCTGGATATAAATCCATAATTAGCGTGGCATCATCTGTGATAATTCCAAGATCTGCTGTATTGTTTGGACGCTTAATTTTCATATTAATATTCCAATCTGGAATAATTAATGGGTCCCCCGCATCATCTACTACATAAACCTTAAAACCAGATGTGTCTCCACGAACTACAGTCCAAATAACTGTTGGTGGTTTTTCACCTATATCATACGAAGAAGCGGATCCACGATAAGTTGCCATATGTTGATTATATCATATTAAGACAATCCGTCTTTTAATGCTCCCCATGTTCCATTACCTTTTGCCTGAACTACAATAACCCCATTACTTCCAGAGTGTGCCACTACTCCGACTGCTATTGCATTTCCTGTTACTGGTCTCGTTCCAGTAATCCATCCACTTGAACTAACATAAATGGCAGATCCATTTTCAAAAGTACCGTCTGATAAATTAATGTTTTCCATAACACCAGCAACCACCGCTATTCCATCTTCTCCAGCATCGATGTCTGTTTTAATTAATCCAAGTATTGGTGAATCTGTATCTGTGGTTGCTATCTCTACATAAACTTTTGGATTTCCATTAACTGTAATTGAGCCAGTGCCTATTACTGGGGTTCCTGCAACTAAACTTGACGCTGTATTATTTCTAACTGCTATCTGAAATTGTGACAATCCTAATGGTGGCAAAACAACTAAAAGTCTTTCAACTAAAGATTCAATATCTCCATGAACATCTACTGGATCTGTTGATAAGGGGTATGGGAGATTAAAAACACCGTCATTTGTATTATTTATTGTTGCCATGATACTATTATTATACCATTTTTATAAAGTTGACAAACAAAAATAACATATGTTATACTTGGAAGTAATATAGCACCCCAAAAGGGTGTTATTCGTTTCTAAGGAGGAAACTATGATTAACTTTATGAATAATAATAGGAACATCATTGGCACACTCAGCATATTGGCTATTTTTGGGGTTTACTCAAATGTCGCTAATGCTTCTGAAAACCGATTAAACGATAGTAAAAATATCGTGCTTGAAGAGACTATTGAGGCCACGGAAGTGGCCAAAAGTGTTTCTGAGGCTAAAGAAGATCAGTTAGAAAAATACAAAAATGCTGTAAATCTATCTGACAAAGATCTTAAAAATCTACTACGTTTAGTAGGTTTTGAAGGTCAAAAACTAAGAGAGGCTTGGGCTATTGCCAAGAAAGAATCTGGCGGTAGACCAATGGCGCTGAACCTTAGCAAAAGAACTGGAGATAGTTCTTATGGCTTATTTCAAATAAATATGATTGGCGACCTTGGTCCTGAACGTAGAGATAAGTTTAAATTAGAGTCAAACTATGAGTTATTTAATCCAGTATTAAATGCCCAAGTTGCATTTCACATGTCAAATGGCGGTGAAAACTGGATTGCCTGGAAAGGCATTACTCCAAGGACTAAGCATTTAATGCGGGGCTTCCCACAATAAATTGCCTGCTGGATCCAGGCCTCCTATTTTATTTTTAAAATGGTTGTGCCTGGAGTCCAGACCATTTTTTTCTGGCATACCGATTACATGGTTTGTAGATAGCATACCTGCAGACTGACTAAATGCAGAGTTTCCAACTACAAGGACTTTTGCAGTTAACATAAAAATAAAAGAATCGTAGGTATCTAAGTCATTTTTTATTTTTAAATTTGGAAAAACATTTTTAAGTAAATCAAAATCTATACTAGTGTGTGGATAGTAACCAGAAGAATCTTTATGTAAGTGTGGCTGATGCCACATTCTCTCTTGCTTTATTCCTTTTGGAACAAAATTTTTATTTGTAGAATCAGTACAAATAAACACATCTGGATTTTCTAATTGACATCTATTAACAATTCTTTCTATTTGCCTCAAAACATTTTCATAAAAATGATCTGGCGTATATCTTGGATTTTCAGGTATTGCATTTCCTCTTCTAATATGTATTACTATAGAATTATGCACAATATCAGAAAATTTATTAAATGCAGTGGCTTCTTTTATAAATTCTTTATCATTATTATTTTTTGCAAAACCTGGAGGCTCTGTTCCTAATCCTATATCTGGACATAATACTTTATATGGTATATTGTCAAAATCTATATTTTTCCATGGATTGTAAAGAAGGTTATTAAATTTATTCATTAACTCAAAATATTTAGGATCTGACTCTCCATCTATACCGTCTGACTCATGAATTAAAAACCATTCAATTGGGGTGTCTTGAAATAACTTTCTATAATGTTTTGCATATGACATTGCATAAATTTTTTTCCACAGCATAGCACCAAGTCCGTCTGTTGTTTTAAATTCTTTAACTATTTCTGTCATAGCCAATTTCTTTTTGTTAATTCTTGATAATAAAAGTCTGCCCAGTGTAATTGTCTGTGTAGTCCAGGATGTGGTCTGTGAGATCCTGGTCCTTTAACTCTTCCATAATCGTATGGTATTGCGTGATAATCATATCCATAATCAAATATATCTTTATAGTTTTCATAATAATCTTTATGGCAGCCGTGATGTTCCCAATTAATCATTTTGTAGTGAGGCAGTAAATTTTCTATTTTAACGCCATTGATGGTAAACTCAAAATCTTTTGGAAAATCTGCTCTGGTAATATCTTTAACATAATTCTTAAATTCTGTTGATAAAAATAATTCATTGTTTTCAGATAAAGCATTTGACCATGTGCTCCAAATTAAATTAATATTATTAGTTTTACAAAAGACTTCAAGCATTTTTATGTGCTCTAAATTTTGATAATATACCCATTCGTATGGTAGTATTTCTTCATAATTCCATGGTGCTGATGCTTTTGTAACTTTTGGAGAATAATTTATATACCAATCTTGCATAGACTCACCGCTTGGTGTAACAAAATAAAATCTTTCAAAATTAGCAAAATTACAAATAACTGTTTTTGGAACATAGTCATATTTATTAATTAATCCAAAAAAACTAGAAACTAGTTTGTTGATCGCTGCTCCGCTATATGAAATATTTCCTATAGGTTTATTTATTTTTTTAGATAATAGATCTGTCCATCTTAGGTTAACTGGAAGTCCTTGTCCTAATGTTAAGGAACAACCTAACGCTATAATTTCTGGCTTTGTAGCAAAATCAATAGATCTCAAACCATCACTATTCCATGTGTAATTATATTCTGGTCTAGGTACTTCAGCATGTGCAGCAATAAAATCTGTTTTTGAGTTTATTGGACCTGCTGGAATTAATCCTGAATTATAGAGTGTTTCAAACATAAATATTAGTATATCAGATTAGACTTTTTAATTTTTCTATACTTTTTCCACATTCTATATTTAAGTATAAGTCTTTTTATAAATTTAATTTGGATTCTGGCCATTCTCTCCACCACATCTTTCTTCCTAAGTCAAGTTTATAATTATTCCATGAGTAAGGCTTTCCTTCTGCCTTTTCTGGATTATCAAAAAAATCCCAAGTTTCTATTCCTTTTTGATTTCTTATTCTATGAATATATGCAGTATATGTGCTTCCAGAAGTTCCTACAAAATTAATTGAGTCATGTAGTATTAGATTACAGATTAATCCAAAAACAACCTCATCCTGAAATGGCAACGCCATAAAATCTTCTCTAAAGTTATTTACAATATATTCGTCTAGCAAAATAAACCTATGCTTATTATCTTGAACCATTTTATGATTTGGTTCACATGTTGAAACGACTATTGGAATATTATTTTCTTCAAATTTATTTAACCATGACTCAAACATATCTTGTGTGGTATCAAACATCTTTATGTGATCAGATAATCTTAGGTGCATGCCCTGAAAAGATCCTAAAGAATTAGAAATTTTGTTTGCCAAAGAAACATAACAATTTTTAAATTTTATAGAAGATAAAGTGTTATCTAATTCCGAACTTCTATTATAAAAAAATCTTGAGTACCAACCAAGAGTTCTCTTTAAATGAACATTTTTATCTAGAGGTATCCTTTGTCTATTTTCAGCAAATAATAATTCATCATCAGAAATATTGCTTTCTTTACTATAATAATAGTTTGATGTAACATCTTCTGCCAAAAACTCTTGTTGTTTAAAAAAATCTATCTTTTGATCTATAAAAATTAAATCTTTATTAAAATCAACCAAGTCTAATAAATGTGGAAACTGATCTGGATTTGTAAAACTTTCTCTTTGAGCATTATGCCATCTACTAGGTGTATAAATTGGAACTGGTCTAAAGTCATACAGATTATCTCCATTATTACTAACATAATGAACAATTAAATTTTTATTCGTTTCATGTGCAAGGCCTACAGCAAGTTCTAAACTCATTACCTGATTTATCATTCCTGTTGGATTGTATAATTGAAAAAATATCTTACCTGACATTATCTATCTGGCCTTTAATCCAATCATAGGTTTGCTTTAATCCGTATTCTAAATCTTCGCTTGGTCTATAGCCTAAAATATTTTTTATAAGTTCATTATGAGATGTTCTTGCATGTACTCCTAATGGGCCATCCACATATCTTTTTGTTAATTTTTTATCTGCTATTGTAGAAACTATATCTACCAACTCATTGATTGAAACATTTCTCTCAGATCCTATATTAATTGGCTGAAAATATTTATCTTCTCTATAAAAATCTATAGTTGCCTTTACCGCCTCATCTATATATAAAAATGATCTGTGTTGTTCTCCATTACCCCAAATTTCTATTTCGTCTATTGCTTTTGCTACCTTGCGACAAATTGCTGCTGGGGCCTTCTCTTTGCCTCCATCCCAAGTTCCATATGGTCCGTATACATTATGGTAACGAGCAATTTTATTTTTCATTCCGTAATTACGATTGTATGCTAAGTAAAGTCTTTCACTAAAAAGTTTTTCCCAGCCATACTCTGTATCTGGTGCTGCTGGATATACAGAATCTTCCTTGGTATTTATAGACCCTGGATCCATCTGATTGTATTCTGGATATACACAAGCGGTAGATGAAAAGAATACTGATTTAATTCCTACCTTTTCTGCTTGCTTTAAAACATTTACATTTATTAAAATTGAATTTCCCATAACCTCTGCATCGTTATCTCCAGAGTTTATGTATCCTGCACCACCCATATCTGCTGCTAATTGGTAAACTTCGTCAAATCTTTTATCTAAAACATCCTCAACAACATCTTTAAGTCTTAGGTCTCCAATAACAAAATCATCTGCATATGTTTTCCAGTGTTCTGGATATTTTAAATCAACTCCACGAACCCAAAAACCTTCTTCTTTTAATTTTTTGACAAGATGGCTTCCGATGAATCCACCTGCTCCAAGTACTAGTGCTGATTTTGATTCCATTGTTCCTCCGTTATGTTTCCACGAATTACTTCTAAATAACCTGGACCTTTTTGTACCCACCAATGGTCTGGTTCAACAAAATGAAAAAATATCATCGCAACATGACCAGATTCTGGGTTTGGAAATTTTTCTCTCCAGTGTAATTGGTCGTTTCCAAAATATGCTAATGCTTCATTTTCTTTAAGTGTATATGCTTTATTATCAACATATAAATCCCACGGTTCTGTTTGATATACACAATAATCAATTGTATATGTGCAAGCATTATCATCTCTATGTTTATATAAAGATGCTTCATTTCCTTGATAATGTGCAAACAAAGAATATGATGGAACTAAAGTTTCACTATCAAAATGTTTTCTAGCAATTGGCAATAGTTTTTCAGAATATTCATTAATTAATGAATCATTAAAACAATATCTTCCAAATCCAGCAGAATAGTCTTTTGCTAATTTTGGTTTTTCAAATAAATATTTTTTAAAAGTAAAATAATCAATATCATTAAAAACATTTGACATTATTTCTGGATCTTTAATTTTAATCATTTTAACCAACTCACAACAGCATATCTTGTTCCACTTTTTACTGGAAGTACAGAATGATTATAAACATATGTAGATGGAAAAACCAATAATTCATTTTTTTCTGGTTTGTGATCTATTCCAAATCTTGGAAATAAAATTTCGCCACCCTCATAATTATCATTTAAATAAAATGTTGTAGACATTCTTCTATGATGATTTATATGATCATCTATATGGTTTGTAAACTTTTGACCTACCCCGTATTTTAAAAGTCCATATTGATCATGCCAGTCTGTTGCAAATTGATACATATTTTTATAATCTATTTCTCTTGGATTAAATGCTGAAAAAAATAAATTAGATAAACTTATAAAGAATGCATCTGATGGACTATGAAATTCTTCAACTATTTTATCGTAATACGGAACTCCTATAATATGTGTATCTCTAGAATTTGTGTCTACCTCGACATATTGTGAACCCTGAACTTCTGAAAGTTGCCAGTCAATGTTTAAGGCTTTTAAACTTTCTTCTATATCATCTGTTAATGTATTTAAATCAGACTGATCTAAAACATTTTTATAAGATACTATTCCTGGTGCTAATTCTATTTTTTCCATATTACCATTTACCTAAAGGACAAGTTGCTGCTTGTAATTTTGTTTTTGCATACATAAAACATCCACATTTTTTACATTGTTTTGTTAATCTTAGTAATTCTGGACAAGACTGACATATGGAATATCTATTACTAGAAATATCTTCAGATGCCCATTCTGTATTTGGGTTTACCAAATCCCAGGGTCTTGTATCTCCTAGATTTTGTTTATATTTTTGCCAGGGGGTTAGTTCTTCAGACATTACTTACTCCTGTGGAGCAGTAAAGTTTGAACCATCCCATGACCAGCCTATGCCTATTTGCAAATCTGGACTAACCTCAACAATAGTTGGGTTAGAAGATAATGCTGCACATAGTGCTGTACTTTGTGAAGTAGCCTGATCATCAAGAACTAAATCTGGACCAGACTCTCCATCAATTACTAAAATAAATTTTCTTTGCATTTTTTATCCTCCTCTTTTCTTTATAGTATACCATTAAACATTAACAGAAGACGCATGATCCACCGCTCATCATACCTCCACATGGGATACAGCATGTAGTTGTACATCCTTGTGTTTCACAATCGCATGAAGCAACTGGGCTAGGCGCTACAGGGCTAGGCGCTGCTGGGCTAGGCGCTGCTGGGCTAGGGGCTACAGGGCTAGGCGCTACAGGGCTAGGCGCTACTGGGCTAGGGGCTACTGGGCTAGGTGATGCTGGTGAAGGTGCTACTGGTGCAACAGGTGACGGAGCAACTGGGCTAGGCGCTACAGGGCTAGGCGCTACTGGTGAAGGTGCTACTGGTGAAGGTGCTACTGGTGAAGGTGATGGAGTCCACGGTGTAGTTGAGCACTCTCCAAATGTTGAAGACCAATAGTATCCGCAAGCCTGACATGTTGATTGGTTATAGGACCAGGCATTTGCTGGGTTACATGAAGATACTGGCGTAGGAGATGGGGCAGCAGGTGAAGGCGCTGGCGATGGTGCTGCTGGCGATGGTGCTGCTGGCGATGGTGCTACTGGTGCCCAAGGTGTAGTTGAACACTCTCCAAATGTTGATGACCAATAATAACCACAAGCCTGACACATTGACTGTGTATAAGACCATGCGTCTGCTGAGTTACAAGAAGATGCTGGTGAAGGGGCTGCTGGAGCAGGTGCTACTGGACTTGGTGCTACTGGTGCTGGAGTTACTGGTGCCCATGGTGTAGTTGAGCATTCGCCAAATGTTGAAGACCAGTAGTATCCACAAGCCTGACACATTCCTTGTGTATAAGACCATGCGTCTGCTGGGTTACATGAAGAGACTGGTGCTGGTGCAGCAGGGGATGGTGCAGCAGGGGAAGGAGCAACTGGTGCTGGGGTTACTGTACAACTAGGTGTTCCAGCAGTAGGAGTTGGTCCGCAAGCCCATCCAATTGGTGGATATCCATTTGCGCTTTCTTGTGTAGCATAAAGTTGTTCACAACTATAATCATATGGTCCGAAAGGTCCTACTGGGTTATTACTTAAATCACAATATCCATAATAATTAGTATATTGAGGTGCTACAGGTGCTGGTGAAATAGGTGCTGGTGCAGCAGGTGAAGGAGCAGGTGAGGGAGCAGGTGAAGGAGCAGGTGAAGGTGCAATAGGTGATGGAGCAACTGGCACTACTGGTGCAACAGGTGAAACTGGTGAAGGTGCAACTGGAGCAGGCACTGGTGTTGGAGTTGGCGAAGGGGCTACAGGGCTAGGTGCTACAGGTGAAGGGGAAACTGGTGAAGGTGAAACTGGGGCTGGTGTTGGTGCTGGTGATGGAGAAGAAGATCCTTCTGATATATCTCCATAGGCAACCCATGTATTTGTATCTGTTTTTAAAACTGTAATCTTTCCATATTGAGAATCTATTAAAGCACCAGACGTTCCCTTAGCATTAATGGTTACGCCAGATTCTCCTGTAACCTGAACACTTCCAGTACCAAGTCTTACTACTTCTATTTTATATCCAGACGATATTGCTTCTGTAGAATTTGCTGGTAATGTAATTACAGATGATGAAGAACTTGAAACGGTTATAATTTTACCTGCATCTTTTTCTGTAACAGTATAACTACCAAGTTTTGGCAATATTAGGGAGTATCCGTATACATTTTTCCATACGCCGTTATAGTAATACTGCAACTGATTATATAATCCGCCATCGTTGTCTTGTCTTACAAAACATACAATTCCGTTAGTTGGTGATGAAAGTACAGAATCTCTTTCTGTAAAATTTTGAAAATTGTTTATTCCTGCTTTTGCATTAAGTACATCATTAAATGTAACCTCTGAAGCAAAAGTATGCTCTCCAGTCCAGTTATAGTTTTGTGATGTATTTATGCTTCCAGCAATTGGATACCAGTTGCCGTTAGAATATATGTATGCTGTTTTACCATTAGACTCAATTGGCATCAGATATCAACCCCAACGCTCTTAATTCTGCTTCTGTTAAACCCAAAGACACCAATTTTGCTATTGCTCTTTCTTTTAAAATTTGTGTCTCTTTTGATTCCATTACGCACCAATCTCTCTCCAAATACTTCCATCATAGACATAAAGTTTTAATGGAGATGAATCTGAATCTACCCATAGGGTTCCAACTGTTATTTCTGATATTGGAGCCTCTTCTTGAAAAAAGGAAGATCCTAGTGGCAACGCTGATGAATTGGAATCTACCCAAATATATCCATTAGTAACGCCTGTTGGTGCTTCTGGCTGATATGCTGCACCGTATCCTAAATCAAAAAGTGTTTGTATGTCAGACTCTACTACCTTTAGATATCCTGCTATTGAATCTTCTGCAATCTGTTCTGTAGTTTCTGGAATTGTAGATGATCCATAGTGATAAAGCCTTAAAGCATCCTGAATATCAGCAGCATCTTCGTATCCAGGTATCTTTGTGTTATAAATACCAGAACCGTCATTTGTACCATCTATATTTTTAGCAGCCATGTGGGATCACCACTTTAGATTATACCACATTAATAGATAAATGAATTGTTCTTTGACCGTCTACATTTTGCCAGGTAGAACCGTCAAATTCTATAGCCTTTATCGATATTGGTAACACAAATATACCTCCTGGCTGCTCTACTATGGAAGATATACTGATGACCTGCGATATTGGATAATTTCCTCCAACAACTGTGCATTGCACATTAAATTGTGAAGAAACATAATCCTCGACTGAAGATGAAGAGACTATATCAACTAGTGGTATATTTAAAGTTAACTGTCCACTATCAAATTGTTCGTCTTCATAATTTTTTATGAGGGTATTTGGAACTAACTTAAATCTTTTTTCCCATGTTTCTGTAGGAGATTTTACATATTGATAAACTGCCAAATAGTTTTCTGGATCTTGTGTGCTTGTATTAATATAAAGATCATAAACAAGAGGGTCTTCACTTATTGGGTTTGGTACTGTTGTATTTGGACTTCCTGCACCAATAAAGATTTTGCTTCCTCTTTCTCCATCTGGACCAAAATCAACATCTACGCTAATTTCTGATGGAGGACCAAGTACATCCACATCTTCAGTTCCTAATATTACTTCATCAAATGTTGGCATTTTATATTTATGGATTTATAGTTACTTCATCGGTAACATTAATATTTCCAGTAAGCAAAGTATAAACCTTATTATAAGGTGTATCAGTTTTTCTTATTTCAATATCATAAACATATGTTTTTAATGGATCTAAAGTTGAACCTAGTCCAGATGGTATTACGCACTTGATGTGAGTATAATCATCAGAGACTATCGCTAATCCTTCTCCAGTTTCAACAGTACCCCTTGTTTCTGCAATTGTAAATTCTGCTGTATATCCGTTTAACGAAAAAACAGTGCCATTACTTCTTTTTGGGTACACATTAAATTCGTGTGAGTCTCCACGGTAATAGTTTATATCTAGTGTTCCTGGAAATGCCATAATTCCTCCTCCTTAATTATACCACGCTGACGTATATAGAATTCATCAAAACAGAAGAGTCATAGTCTGCTCTTATTTGAGGAATAGCCCCGCCCTCCAACATTGCACCATTTTCAATAAAAAAGTGCTGTGTAACATAAATATTATAAACATACTGATATTTTAAAGAAGCAACAAATTGAGAAATTTCGGTGGTAGATTTAGGGAAAAGTGTCCTAATCCAAACCTCTGTATTGTTAGAATATGTAGTAAGTTCAAAATTATATGTTATAAAAACCTGCGCTCCCTCTTTTAGTCGTTTAAAACTAAACTGTCTAGTATGAGGATTCCAGAGACTTACCGATCCCTCTGGTAAATATTTCTCGTTAGTATTTATTCCTTCAGAATCCACCCAAACACTTACCCAGCCATCATCACCTTGATTTACACCTAACCTTATTTCTTTTTTATCTTTATTAAAGTATGCAGCCCATCCAGACTGTTGGCCAGAAGATGATAAAGAACTTGTGCCATCTCTTCCAGGTACTCCTTTTTCACCTCTAGGACCCTGACTGCCGTCTTTTCCTGCTGGCCCCTGGGGTCCAGGTACACCTTGTGGTCCTTGTGGCCCCATCGGGCCAGGAACTGGTACATAATTAACTAAAACATCTGTATTGGTATTTTGAGTTTCTACAACTTGTGCAGCATAACTTGATTTTTTTGCACCAGGGAAGTCCATTGATTTAGAAACAGCCATGGTGACATTATCTCACAGTATTATTCACAGATATACGAGAAAGACATGTGAAATTTATCTGCCTGATCTAATACAAAAGGAGAATTATGATCAAATGGCTCATCTAAAGAACTAGACTTTAAATTCCAAACTGTCATAGTGGTGCTTGATGGTGCAAGATGCCCTTTAATGCTATAGTGATCTGTTGCACCGTTATTTGAATTATGAATTGATCCACCATAAACATCTGTGTGATACTTTGATGCAAATGGGATTGTTAAAGAATACTGTCCAGTTCCAAAATTAGTAACGGTAGTAAATAAAACATCTATTTGAACAGTTACTAAATTTCCAATCTTAATATAAGATCCTGTTGCTGGAGTTCCAGTAAAAGTTAATCCAGTTCCAGACCATACTGGTGAATATGAATGAATTGTAGAAGTTACTAGACCATCATCAATTGGAGATACATCAAGTGAACCAATATTAGGATGTGTAAAACGTGCCATTACGAACCAGACTCCAGTCTTGCTTTTAGAACTGCAAGTGACATACCATTAGAAGATGCGACTGCATATATTGCATCATTACCGTTTAGTTCAATCGATAAAGAATGATTTGGCATAATTCTAAATCCGTAGTTTGTTGATGAAACTGTGTCGGATCCACCAATATAAATATAACCAGTAGAATTTACATTTTGTAATGTAATGTCGATTCCAGAATGCTTACCATTTGGAGTAAGTCTTGTAGGTGTAGTGTTTGATAAAACTGTTAATCCGTGGTCCATAATTACTCCTTATTTAACCTTGTAGGTTTTTCCATTTATTTTTATTATTGAAGGAACATTGTCTTTTTTGTCAGTTACCTTAACTACCGCCATTACAAACTTCCTCCAGGAGAAACATCTCCAAGTACATAAATAGTACCTATTACTGGAGTCCAAGTAATATCGTTTATATCATCTGGAATTATAATCTGTAAATCAAATGGTAATTCTGCAACTGTTGAGGTATATTTTGTACCCCAGTTTTCTGTTACTGATGGAAGAGCGGTAACTGTGACATAACCTTCTGATGCGCTACATTCTAGTGCGTCTAATACATCTCCAGATTGGTCATATGCTGTTGCTTTATAGGTCCATCCATCAGTATTGTAATATGTAACTTCGTCATTTTCAAAAAATTCAATTTTTAATGTTGCGGTATCTCCACGTACAACTCTCCATTGAAGCGATGCTGGATCTGCACCAAATATTTCAGGACCGCAAGAATTTACCATAATAGAAAGATTATACCATGAATATAGACTTGCCCCAAGGTCGGTGGGTATGAGAGACAGACCAAAGGGGCAAGCAATTAAAAGTATATCATATAGGTATAAAACGGACATTTGGTATTGTAAGTGTTTGCATTATAAAATTCTATATGGTATAGTGATTACAGGGTTTGTAGGGGGCTTTGCACTGAGAGATGCAATCTTACTTCCACCAATAGATGTAATAAAAATCTATGGGGGGAGGGGGGGCTTTCCCTAAAAGATAAACTCTTATATATTATATATATTACTTAGTGGTTTTAGAGATATGATCTAGCAAAACATCAAACATCTTATCTATCTTTCTGTGAAGTTCTTTTCTGTCCTCTTCAGCAATTTTTGATGTTTGTTCTAAACGTGTAATTTGATCTTTCATAGAAGATCCAGAATTTGGTTTTAATTCTTCTAAATAATGTTTTACCATCCACTTGATACTTCCTGCAGCAAATGCTACAATGGTACATATTGAAACAATTAGCGCTGCCCAGGATTCAATTGACATGATAAAACATATTATAAGGGGAATTTTATAAAAATGAAAACTGAGATACTACGCACATTGGAGTACTCTACAAATTTGATAATATCCCCAGATATGGATGGTTTCGTTTCGGCGCAGTTACTAAATCGCTATAACGGATCTAAGGTCGTAGGCACATATGACAAAAATATTCTTTGTCTTTCGGAAGGTGTAAGTCCCAGGGATTGTTTGTTCGTTGATTGCGATATGAATCACCCAGATTATGTTTCGATTGGCAATCATATGCGTTTGGCAAATGATAATATGTCGTCGAAAAGTTTTAACCCCAATATTCATTTCGGCATAACTAAGTACAGCGACAAGTTTCCATTCGCAACCGCTTATTTAATTGCTTTTGCAACAGGAATTCAAACATCGGCGACAGAGATGATACGCATGGCCTACGCTGACTCTACCCTACGCAATATGGATAATTACAGCGATAACATGCGAACATGGTCTGATAGGATGATATGTCCTGCAGTTGAGTATGTTATTTATGAAACCGAGTATGCCAGACAAATTGACGACGGTATACGAATCAAGTATCCAAACCAATCATTTTCGTCCAAAAGATATGGCAAGGAGCGGTATATACAAACCCTTAATGAGGCATTTGTCCAAGAGGGGTTATCTCACGATATTCTCAATAGGGGATATAAATACCAAACCGATAAAGTTGGTTTGACCACTATGAAGAAATATATGTGTGATATTTTCTCATATGCTGAAGTGTTTGGAGGAGAGTATTCTGTTACGTATTATGATAAAATGGATTGGTGAGCGATGATGTTAAATTTACTGATCTGTTTGATCCTTCTCAGCCAAGAAGTGATAGAGATTTAATTGAGTCCCGCCTAGAAATATGCAATACCTGTGAATGGTTTAGCAGAACTATGGTAAAATGTAAGAAGTGTGGCTGTTTTATGAAACTTAAGACAACCTTAAAAAGTGCAAAATGTCCAATAGGAAAGTGGTGAAATATGAACAAAGAAGAGATTGTTGATTTTATGCTAGATAGCATTAATAGAGATAATCGTGAAATATGTGAAGCCAATGGTATGCCTTCTGATCAAATTGACATGCAGATACAGCAAAGCCAGCAGAGTCTTTCTCATATGATGTCTAATCTTTATACTAGAATGAAGGAGGAGGGTTTACTTGCCTAAATTTAGATACCGTGCAATTCCTTCCAACGTTGAAGCAGAATATACTCGAAATACAGAACGAGATATTTATGAATCACTTGGTCAGGTTGATTTCACTAAAGCAGAACTTATAGTAGATGCAGAAACACCAGAAGAATCTGAAAAGATTCGTATGGGTATTACTGATATCCGTATGTGGGAGTTAATAGAAGATTAATTCTTTTCACAAGAACAATCATCGCAACACTGTTCTTTAAAAAGTTTTAATGCCAAACCATCGTTTTCTGGTCTGCCAATATCTTCCCAAAACTTTTCTCGTCCCATATTGTCAGTTTCTGAAATTTTTTGTGATTCTGTCATATTGATGTCCATCCTTGTAGTTCGGCTTTACCTGATGCTATCCATTCTCTATGTAGTTCATGTTGATAAGGCCAATTAGTTTCATGTGTATACCCGCCACATAATGAACATACATCTTCTTTCATATCTTTGTATATATGTATGCACTTACTCATCTTTGTAGTGATCCTTACATACAAAAATTATTAAGTACCCGTCTGAATTTATTCCCGCACTTGGATTATTGCAAAATTGACATTTGCTTGCACGATCAATATTTCTTTCTTTTAGAAATTCCAAGTATTGTGCTACATACGGATCTTTTGGAAGTGGATAATTGCTCATGATTTCATTATACCAAAAATCTGAATTTTTTGCTGAGATGTATGATGCAAGAAATAAAAAAATAAAACAAAAAATAATAGTGAGCACATAATAATAAAATAAAAAATAAAAGTAACACGGATCGGGGAAGAGACCCGTGCCACCTTTGTTTTTCTAATTGTGAAGGGGAAGGGTGCCCTGTATGTATCCGTCAATACCAAGTAAATCGCAAGTAATTTTTACTCGTTGATTTTTCTTTAGTGATTTCTTATACATGTCAATAAAGTAATAAACATTTTCTTTTGTAGGCAAGTCCATGTTCATAGTCTTACCATTCATACTAGTTATAATCATTTTCATTTAGCAATTCCTCTTTCTCTTGTTGTGTTGCTTTGTGATACCCTGCTGGGCTTCCGTATTTAGTTATCCATGCTAACCTTAGTTGTTGTTCATGTGAGTATGTCATAACACACACTCACAAGGCTCAACATCATAATCAGTATCGTTACCCCAAAAGATAACGCCATGTCCGTTACACTCTTGACATTCAATTCTAGTTATTGCGTTTATCATTTATTTATCCTTTCTTAGTTAGGTAGAACATCTATTCCGTAGTATTCTACGGCTTCAGGTAATCTCATCATACCCTTGTAATCTCGGCATGAGTAGCAGATAGCGTTCCACCCGTCTGTAAGAGATGAGCAGAATACGCAGATTTTATCTGTTACACAGTAGTTATTTTCTACTAGGTATTCAATTATTTCGTTTTTATTTAGTGTAGTCATTTTAGACCTACCTTTCTTTTTTCTATGCCCTTAGTCTAGCAGGGGGGTCTGACATTTTGGCTACTTATTTGCTAAGGCTCACTGTGATTTATCTCACATTTATTTGCTTAGGCTCATTAGCCAATTTGTCCTTTATTTAATTGTTATAGGAGTATCCTAACATAAAAATCTCAAAAAGTCAAGTCCTAACACGGCGTGTCGCATGTGGTGTTGGTCACATGTCCAATATGTCCGAATTTCACGTCCCGATGTGGTGTAGGTCACATGTGATGTACCTCACAATGTCCGAATTGCCCTATTTATACCCCTCAAAATGTCAGTGGTCTATGTTAGACTTTAGTCATTGAAAGGTTGAGAAAGGTTCTCAACAAAAGAAAGGAAAACAAAATGTTTTCACTAAACTATAAAACAAATGGTGGTAATAGTTCCACTACTCTACTAGTACCTTCTGAGGAATACGCAAATAGTTTCCTCGACTTAGTTGCTGAAAAGCAAGTAATAGATGAGGTAACACTTACCTATCTACCTAACTACACACCTAGCAATCGCAAGGTGTATGCTACTACTAGAAGTTGGGAGTAGTAATAATGAGTATTGAAATCTTTCGTATAGATGAAAATGGTGCTGGTTGGGTACCACTATCTGAGGCTACTACTTCAGAAACACTAGACATTGAATTAGGTATAATCACTAATCAAGTGACTATGCATTGTTTCAAGTGCCATGTAGTTATTCCTCGTGGTAATGTTTGTGTAAATCATAAAAATGTAAAAGGAGGTATTTACTTTGACTAAGAAAAATGTTCTTATCAGTTTCGTTACTGAAGCAGAAACAGATCTAAATGCTGTTTTTGATTTAAACAAAATTTTTCTAGCGTTGTCAGAAAACGATTTGAAAAAGTTTGATGTGTTTGATGTTCTAGATGTTGTAGAATAAATAAAAACTTTTGCGGAATAAAAACCGCAAAATTTTCACGTCCCCCGCAGTCGGGCGTGTCGCATAAGATGTGGTGTAAATCACTTTAAAATGTCCGAATTGTCCAGCGTGTCGATTTGACTTTTTGAGATTTTTCTGCTAGTATTCTACTATAACAATTAAATAAGGGTATGAGCCTAGCAAATAAACCGAAAGGGTGAGCCTAGCAAATAAGACCCTAAAACTACTAAAGAAAGGTTGGTTCAACTCATGGACTATTTAGACTATATGGACGAAATCTACGAGGAACTCGTGGAAGAATTCGGACACGAAATTGAGGCTAAGTGTGAGCATAATCACACCGCCTAAGCGTGTGTCAAATTTGACTTTTTGACCAAAAAATGAAATAATAGAATTATTAGAAACTAAAGAAAGGTGACAACTAATGTCAGCAAATCTATACACTATCGAAAGCCTACTTATTGGCAAAACCTATCGCTCAAAAACTCTAACAGGTGAAATCATCTCAGCAGAAAAACACCCTGCTTGTGTATGGTATGAGAACGCTGAGGCGTATCTTGTAGAAGTTAGAAATCAAAATGGCGGTTATGCTTACCGCACACTAGCAGTTAGGACTAATGACTAATGAAATTACACGAATTTCAAGAACTAATCAAGGCGCAACAGAAAGCGCAACAATTGACAAACTTAGAGAAAATCGCTAAAATTGTAGAAACAACAACTAAGAAAGGTAAAAACTAATGACTACAACAACTTACACAGATTTCCCATTCACCGCTCAGGGTGTAAATTTTATTTCACGAGTTTATTCTAACTCAGAATTTCTACCACAAATTCAAAACTTGCCAGCAGGCGTATTTGAAAAACTAAATGAGGATGCGGTGCGTGACATAATTGGTGACCCATCCAAACTTTCTACTGATGAACTAATCAGAGAACTAGAAAGAATAAATGAAGGTGGAAGCCATGCGTTTATTCTATTAGGGGGAACTCTCTAATGATGACACGAAAAGACTATGTTCAAACTTCAAACATTCTAAAAGGATTTGCGGATGAAATTCATCCCCAAGTCTTTGAGGATTTAGTGGAGGAATTCGCTCAATACTTCGCAAGCGATAACGAAAGATTTGATAAAGCAAAATTTGAAAAGGCTTGCGGTGTTGATGAGTTAGGGTTGATCCCTGTATGAGCAGATTTCTAACAATACTTACACAATTATTTTTATTGCTCTCAATTTATTTTATACTAAGAGGCGCAAAAAATAATTAAGTAACAAAAAAATTTTTTCCCTAAAATTTTCTGGGAAAAAATTCACGTGGCGTTATCCACAGGTTATCCACAATGTGAATTAGGACACAATTATTTAGTTTTACGGCGTGTCGATTTGTTTTTACGGATAAAAAATGATAGGCTGGAAGCCTAAAAATAAAGAAAGGAAATTCAATGAGAAGTTATTCAATTGAAGATTTACTTGTCGGACAGTATTACAGACCGACTTCTTTTGCTCGTAAATATCAGGGCGGAGAAATAAATTTTGCTGAAAAGCGTGATGATGTATGGGTAGGTACAGATTATCAAGCCTATTCAATTCGGTTCAATGGAAATCGTTGGGCTACTATTGCTGTAAAAGTATCAGACCTATAAGAAAGGAAAATAAATAAAATGGGATTAGATATGTATTTAAGTGCTCGTAAGCACATTAATAAAATTGAATGGGATAAACTTGATCGTGATAGCGATACAAGATATTCTGAGGCTACCGCTTCACAATGGACTGATGTGGTAAATGCTGCTGGTGTTGCTACTCTTGTAGATGTAGAAAGTATCTATGGTGTAGATGTATCTGTAAATGTAGCCTATTGGCGTAAGTCTAATCAGATACACAATTGGTTTGTTATCAATGTTCAGCGTGGTGAAGATGACTGCGGTGAATACTATGTATCTCATAATAAGATAAAGGAATTAGTAAATACTTGCACTTTGGCAATTACTAATAAAGACCCTAATTTGCTACCGCCAAGAGAAGGATTTTTCTTTGGTAATACTGATATTGATGAATGGTATTGGAAAGACTTAATGGATACTATTAATCAATTGCAGCCCCTTATTGATAGACCTGACTTTGAAAATCTATCATTCTACTATCAGTCCTCATGGTAGGACAAAACGGACATATCGGACAGGGCGTGTCAGATTTGATTTTGTCAGCCCTCTCTGATAGGATTTCAGTATTGAAAGAAAGGAAATGAAAAATGGATAAATTGGAAATTGCTCTAAAACTAATCGCTAACTGCGATTTGTGTAATGGTAAAGGCTACTCATATTGGGGGTCTAGTGATGACGAATATGAAATTGAAAGTTGCGAGTGTAATATCTATGATATTATTCTTGATGATGACGGAGATGTAATTTGGGATAATGGGCTACTCTCCGAGCCTGAATTGCTAATGAGTATGGAGGCTAACTAATATGGGAAGTAATTTTGCTAGTGATTTGGCTCTTGCTGATAATTTAGATATTGAAAGTCAGATAGCGATACACCTATCTGCTAATCATTACCCGCCCGTTCCTAAGTTTATGGTTCAGCCCTGCGTTGAAGCCATAGATGCGGTTAATGATGCTGGACTTTGGGATTTAGAAATACCTATGCCTGAAGGCGTGACCTATAAGGGTTTGACTACTGCTCCTGCGTGGGCTATTATTGAACAACACCACCTAGATGCGTGGATTATTGAAAGAGAGGAATACTAAAATGGAATACACTTATGCTCTAACTACTTCGTATGACGGAGAATTGGTAAATACGCTGCGAGTATCTGACATGCTTGAAGCGGTAGATGCTTGGACTAAATGCGTGGACTTTGGAGATGCTAAAGAATACGCAACCTATAACCTATCTGACCCACTAGGAAAAATGTATACAAAAACATTTTATCGTAACGGAGAGGTAAGCATTCGCTAAATGTCTGCTACAATAAAAGGCATGGAATATGCTTTTGTTGATATACTCAATATAGATCAGTTAATGGAAAATGATTTAATTGAGATTGATGAGGAAGTGGTGCAAGTAATTGCAATCACTTCTTTGCCAAGTGGATTTGCAATAGGTTATCAAAATGAATTTGGTGAAAAAGATATTCAAGAGTTTGATGACTATGCAACTTTTAAATTATTTGTAATTCGCTAAAAAGCCCACGTCCCGTCCGAAATGTCCGATTTGAGTAGAAACTCCACATTTGCATTTTTAATATTTTTATGATAAGATTAATTTATGTTTAAGAAAAGTGCTGAGGAAATTCGTAGATTGCAAGACCTACGCAGATCTAATGCTGCCACCCCATTAAGGAATAAAAAACAATATTCCCGAAAGATTAAGCACAAAAAATTTGACCTCACTGAAAATAAATGATACAATAAAAATAAAGAAAGGACCCAATGAAACTAAAGCGTTCAATGGATAGGAAGGTGACTAATGCTGTCTCAAAAAATGGAAAAACCCCAACAATTGCCAACACCTTTGGATTGCCTGCTGGAAAGGCTTTCTCGTGTCCTGGTGCCACTAACACTTGTGAGAGCGTTTGCTATGCAGGAAAACTTGAAAGAATCTACAAAGGCGTAAAGGCTGTACTATTACACAACTGGGAATTGTTGAAAGACGCAGATCTAGAAACAATGCAAAACCTATTGCAGGAAATGATAAATGATTTCAAGCAAGATTGTGATAAGAAAGACGCCCCTAAACTATTTCGTATTCACTGGGATGGCGATTTCTTTAATGATACTTATACTAATGCCTGGAAAACAGTTATTCTAGATAATCCTGATATTAAGTTTTGGGTATACACCCGTGTAGATAGCGCAGCAGAAATTCTGCAGGGTATCGAAAATCTTAGCCTCTATTACTCTACAGATAAAGATAACACTGAAACCGCTATTAGACTAAATAAGGATAATGGAATTAGATTAGCATACCTTGCAGATACCTTCGCAATTGGGCAGGCAGATCTAAAGGCAATGATAGGCAAAGTGGGTGCTAAGTGTCCTGAGAATAAAAAGGCTATTCCACTAATTGACAAAGACGGGTCTGCTTGTGTAAAATGTAGTCTATGCGTAGATAATAAGGCAGACATAGTATTCTCGGCTAAGAAGAAATAGGACAAAATGGACACCTATTGGATAATAATAAGTTTATTACTTGTACTGCTATCCCTAGCAGGCAGTAATGGGCTATAAATCTCAAATAATGAGATTTTTAGATTTTGGACTTGACAACCCAAAAAATAAATGTCATAATAATAACATAACCAACAACAAAGGAGAAAAACAAATGGCAGTAAATACAGCAACTTACAAGGTAGGCGACCTCTACACTTCACAGAAGTCAAAGGTCACAGGCACAATTACAGAAATCAAGCCAAACACAGACGGAACTTCTGTTCGTGTAAAACTTGATGTAAATGGCACACCTCGCTGGACAACTTGGACAGCAAAGTAATTCCTAAATAACAGGAAAAGTCCTGAGCATGACTACTAAAACTGCTCACTTGATTTTTAGCACTAAAAATGCTAAACTATAAATAACCCAAAACCCATAAGAAAGGAAAAAACAAATGGCAAGAGGAAAAGCGATAAATGTAAAAATCGCAACAACTAAGGTAATCAAGGCACTAGAAACTCGTCTAGCAAAACTAGAAAAAGACTATGCTACGCAAGAGGAAAACGAAGCAAAGTATCAAAAGTCCTATGAGAAGTGGAAAAAGGAACTTGGTAAGTTTGCTATTGCTAATGTGGCAAAGGCAGAAAACTTCCGCACTAACTATCGTTCTTGGAACAAGACTCTCAATGTAGATTTTGATTTACAATGTGATGAGAAGGAGTTTCCTGCTGAACCACAACGAGAGTTTGAGCAAATCCATCGCCACTCTTATACAGAGATGAAAGAGGAACTTGAGAACGCTATTCGTATTCTCAAGATGACAGATGAGGAAGTAGTTTCTACTTCTACTTACAACGCTATCGCCCGATACTTGTAAAATTACTTTCCTGAGCATGAAATAAAACTGCTCAACCAACAACCCAACAGAAAGGCAAAACAAATGTATAAACTAACTATTAGCAAAGGCAAGAAAGAAATGCTATCTTTTGTAGATAGAAATGCTGTTGCTGCTCACGCACTTGTAAAAAACGCAAACAAGAGTGTCAAGAGTGGTGCTAAGTATTCGTATACATACGCATACATCAAACCATAATCTTCTCTCTTGATAAGCCCCGCTAAAAAATGAAGTGGCGAAAGTCCTTGCGGGTATTCCTAGAGAGATCATCCTGAGCATGATGTAAAACTGCTCCACCTCAAAAAAGCCCACGTGGGCCTGTGATCTTTATCACATCGACACGCCGAAGAATCTTTAAGCCAGGATTTGTATTTTTCCCTAATTTTTGCTAAACTTAGTATAAGACCCAAAGAAAGGAAAAGAATGATAGCAACAATGCTAGAACTACAAAACGCAACACAGGAAGCCGTTCATGATGAAATGATAATGAGCATGGCTTCTGCTATTTACCATAACAAAGACAGCATGTCAAGCGATGAATTCGCTGTGGCTATGTTCCAGTATTCAGCAGCCTTATCTGCTATGACAACTACACTCGTTACTCATGTATTATTGACAGAATCAGAATTAAATGCTATGGTTGATACTATTAAAGAAATGGACGAAATGGGAAAGGATATCACAAATGGAGACAACTAATGAGGTGCAGGCACCTGAGCACTACAATGCAAATCAACTTGTAACTTACAAGAAGATTGAGAATGATGTAGTCTCTTTTCCAACTATCAAGGTTAACGACCTAGAATGGGAGTTGGACCGTCAACGCAAGATGACAACAAGAATCGATGAACTTAATTATACAATTAGTAGAATCATCGATAATATGACTGAGGAATCTTGGTACAATCCAAATACAGAGGCTGCAGAAATTTTAAATGACCTCTGCGAAATCCTTGGCCACACCCCAGTAAAGACAATTGAGTTCACTGCAAATGTAACAATTAACGGTGTGGTTGAAATTCCAATGAATGAAGTAGAAGACTTCGATTTGGATTCATTTGTCTATGAGACTATTTCAATTGATTCATATAATGGCAATGTCGAAATTAATGATTGGGATGTAAATTCAGTAGACGAATGCTAAAAATATTTGCAGGGTTCATGAAAGGCCCTGCAATGTATGCATGATTCCTCTTTCATCCTTTCTTAAAGGGATCTGCAAGGGACCTGAGCATGTCCATGTAAACTGCTCTCCCTCAAATTTTGCACGTCCCGCAAAATTTTGATTTTGTCAAGTTTACGGCGTGTCGGGACATTTCCCTAATAGGATTTGCTTTTGTCGGTGGGTTGTGCTAAGATTGTTTGTAAATGACCACAGAAAGGAAAAAAAATGGCTCATGAATTAGAAACACAAAATGGTGTTGCTTCTTTTGCTTCTTTCAGAGAACCTGCTTGGCATGGCTTAGGCACAGTTTTCACAGAAGAAAAAAATACAGCAGAAATGCTGGCTGCTGCTAATCTAAATAATTGGAATGTTAGATTAGAAGATGTAAATATTCCATCTCACTTATCATCAGATAAGTCTTACCAATATGTTGTTCGTACTAACCCTACGGATAACTCACAGACCGATATTCTTGGTGTTGTAGGTGAGCGTTACCATGTTTTACAGAATGAAGATTTATTCTCATTCGGTGACAATATTCTTGATGGCGGAGGTCGTTGGGAAACTGCTGGCTCAATTCGTGGAGGTCGTGTTGTATTTGGCTCTCTTGCTCTTGAGCGTGAAACTATCCTTGACCCAAATGGTGTAGCAGATAAAATCAAAACTTATCTTCTCATCAACACATCACACGATGGGTCTATTGCTATTCAAGCGTCTATCACACCTGTTCGTGTTGTATGCGCTAACACTCTAAATATGGCTCTTGGTCGTATCAAGAAAAAAGATGGTGTAAAGCAATCTTTCAAAATTCGTCACACACAGACAGCCAATGGCAAAGTTCAAATTGCTCGTACAGCACTTGGCATGGCTAATTCTTATATGGACGAATTCGATAAGATGGCTCATGCGATGATTGCTAAGGAAATTACAGCACAACAATTCAATGATATTGTTCTCGCTGCTTATCCAAAGCCTGAAGATGGCAAGAAAATTGCTATCACTAAGTGGACAAATAAAGTTGATACCATCAACGATATTTACACAGGTGAATTCAATGGCATGATTGCTGGCAATGCTTGGGGCGCACTCAATGCTCTAACTGAGCGTTTAGATTGGCACCGCTCTGCTCGTGGTGGTAATACTGAGGCAATGCTTGCTGCTGCTTCTGGTTTTGACCCTGCGATTACAGCAGAAAAAAATCGTTTGCTAAATGTTGTTCGCAATGTTCTAGAAATTGCTGCGTAAGTAATTTCAACTCCTGAGTAAGAGTATAAACTGCTCACTTTTTTATTTTGCAATTGCAGATCATAAAATAAAAATTGCAAAAAAATCCACGTCAAATTCGGACATATCGGACATAACATTTTTATAATTTTTTATTACGGACGACTTGACTTTTTTCCCGAAATTTGGGATAATAAATTTATGACCCTAAAATATAAACCATACACAATAGATGAATTAGTTACAGAGATCTATGAGGATAATCTAGGCCACTTTGAGTTCATGGAAAACATGAATGGCGGGGACTGTGACTGTGACCTACATCATACTATGAATACTATCATGCGGTATTGGGATGTTTGACATTCCCTTGCATTTTTGCTAAAATTTAATTACGAAACAACAGAAAGGACCCACAATGCCCAACTGGGTATATAACAGCCTAATTATTTCAGGCGAAACTGCACTCATTGCAGATGTAAAGCGCATACTAAACAGACCATATGTCAAGAAGCACGACCAATGGAATTCAGAAACACAGAAAATGGAAGTAAGGGATTACACATATAGTAATCCTGTGTTTGCTTTCCATAACATCTATAACCATATTCAAGACAATGTGCCTGATGAGGTTTATATTCAACAACCTGACCATACCCTGCCAATGGCAGAGCAACTACAGTTCAAGGGTAACTGCTGGTATGACTGGAATGTTCGTAATTGGGGAACCAAGTGGGATGTAGGCGTAGGTGATGAAGATAAGTATCCTGATACTGAGTTATATGATGAGAGCGAAACCTCTTTAGCATATAAGTTCAATACAGCATGGTCACCACCACATCCAATTATCCAAAGACTATCTTTTAATTATCCAACCCTTAGCATTAGTTTATCTTATGAAGAAGAAACAGGCTGGGGCGGAGAAACAGATTATCTTGCTGGTGTTATTATTGAAGATTCTAATTACGAAAACAAATGTCGTGATTGTGATGAAGAGAACACATTAGAGTACTGTGAAAATGAATGTGGCGAGATATGTGATTCTTGTCACTATTTAGGCGAGGCAGACCTAGAAGCAGTTGCGGAATGCGAGGTACATAAGGTATTCTTAACTAATGAATATGTACCTGACTACAGAATGGATGAAGTAAATGTCTAATTACTTATTAGAATATATGAAGATACATCTAATTAGTTTAGAGCAGGATTTGGAGGGCATTGCCGAAGAAATGGAAATGCTTGACCCTGAATCTAAAGACTGTAAAGAATTAGACTACGAATATAACTGGCTATCTGGTCAGATTATTGCTACCCGCCATTTTATAAAGATTGGAGAAGAGAATGCAGACAACTGAATTGCCTGAACATTTACAGTTAGCAGTTAATATGCGTGTGCCTGGTTTAGATATCATGCATGGAGAATTAAAGAATCTAATGTATGAAGCAGAATTAGAACTTGAACAAGCACAGCGCATTGAGAGTGAATCTGGGGAGGCAATAAACTCTATGGAACGAACCTATGCCGAAGGATTCTTGGACGCACTAGTACACCTTTATAAACTAACTTATGACTTATCGTTTGCAGAGGCAGAAAGGGATAAAAATGCCAACATATGATATAGAGGTTATTCACGAGCCTTCTGGTACCTATATGAACTTTATTGTTGAATCTGACGCTGAGGAAGGCGATGTTTGGAATGAGGTCCTTTCAGATCTATCAGTTGTAGCATTTAAGACGGGACTTGACAATGATGACGAATAATGATAACATTGAAATAAACCCTACAGAAATGGAGCAAGGCATGTTAGAACTATCTATTTTAATTGATGAGGACGGAGAAGTTGTATTCTCTGCAGAGGAAGAGGAGCAAGACTAATGGGAGCACGGTGCACATTCGTTTTTAAAGACTCTGAGTCGACAGCCATTGCGCTGTACAGCCACTGGGGCGAAGACTCTATGTACCAAGACCTGGCAGCAGCATTACAGCATGCAGCACCAAGAATGAACGATTATTCTTATTACACCCGTATGGCAATTAGTTATTTAATTAAGGATAGTATTCTGGATGAGACTGGCTTTGGCCTTTACTCGTGTAACCCTAACGACCTAGGATTCATGGACCACCCAGTGCTGATTGATATGACAGATAATACTATTACTGATGACACTGGCAGCCATTCTATTAATGAATTTATTAATTACCATGGTTTGGTGACGACGGTCACATCATAAAAGAGGGTTGGGTCCCCTCTACGGGGGGCGTGAGTAATCTTGCCATTGCGACTTGCGCCCTCCTCATTTTTTTGATATAATCTATAGGAACGGAGAATCATGTCTAGATATAGTGTTAGACGGCCTACACATAATAAAGAAACTAGAGCAGCAGAGCAAATTGCTAAGTTGCTTACTCAGGATATGGCTCTAGACCTAGAGCGTGTTGGATATTATTTAGTTAGAAATCTTCCTCGTATTGTATTTCATAGATTTGAGGTAATGGCTGATTCAGCCCAAGAAGAATCTGCTATACTTATGGGAGAGTACGAAAAGGAAAGAGGCAGGGGAATAAACTATGGACTTCGCAGATAAGACTGGTATTTTGGCACAATGCTGGATCGACTTTAGAGACGACGAACATTTTGAAACATTTGTAGAGTACAACGATATTGGGCTGCCTATGGCGTACTATGTGGCTGAGGGTTTAGTAAAAGAACTCACACCACTAGGAGAGCAGTATATAGACGAATCATTTAGTATGCTTCTAAGTGTTTTAGAAGTAGAGGAACAAGAAGTAGAATTCTTGCCAGAGAAAAATCTAGGGTCGATAATGGTTTTCGCATATAATAAAAAGCGCAACCAGGAGCCGTAAAAACGCCACGTAAATTGGACATATGGTACAAAACCATCCAAACCATTTAACCATTTTTATTACGAAACATTACGAAAAATCCCAGAATTTTCCAAACCATTATATCTCCAAACCCTTGTATTGTCAAACCATGTTATAATTGATATATGGTTCATCACTTTTCTCGTATGATCAAACAAAAAACACATAGACATGATCAACCATATGATGCAGAAATATTTAATAGAGATATGGATCATCTATGTGGTATGTTATATAGTGTTATAAGTCTTAAGGCTTTCTTTCCTAAATCCCCCGCCAAAATTTGGACGGGCGACGAGGGCGCAAAAGAGGCGGGGGATAAAGAATGACAACAGAACAAACCCCTATAAAGAAAGAACTACCACACTCTTCATGTTGTGTATGCAACAAGTGTACTAATAAACAATAACAAACCATATTTTCTGGTTTTAAAACTTTTTCAAACCTTTTAAATCTTATTTGGATTTATTACGATTTTATTACGAAATTTTCCAAAAAATCCCAGAAAGTTTAGGGCAAATTCATTCATAAAAGACTTGACAAACCATGGTTTTGAATGTATAATGCCCAAACCTTTATATGATGGTTTGACAGATATGGGGCATATATGGTATAAGGATATAAGGTTTGATGGTTTGGGATAGATGGTTTGTCCCGTCGAGATTACGACGCCCTCTATAAAAGCGCACCATCACCCATATCTCTCCACAATACTCCACTTTACTCCACATAAATATATTCAGTAAGATTTATTTGTGGATAAACCTGTGGATATCTATCAAACCAGGGTATACAAAAGCGGGTATAAAGAGATTACGATAGATCCTTTATAGCCTTATTGACCAAACCAATTAACCTTCTCTTGGTTATTTTGGATGCATTAAATGTCTCCGTATATCCCCCATATGGCATATCCCTCTTATCCAGATAATGTCCATATCTCTCTCTTAGGGTTTGTAGTACTATAGATTCGGTTCTTCTGGCTCCCGCCCGATTTTGAAAATACCAATAACAAACCAATTCCCATCCCTTGGTCCTATGCTGGCGAAACCTTTTACCAGTTATATCCCCAATCCCTATCTTTATGGCATTATAGTTTGGATGATAGATTATATATAGGATGGTAGGGTTCACAACAAGATTATACTATGCTGATATAATGGTTTGGCTATGTCTATTTTAAAGGTTAATGTCTTATGTTATAACTGTGGGTCTATGTATAAGGTTTCTATCGATACCCCGCAGATAACCAAACAATGTGATCTATGCTATAATAAATAGATCATGAAATGTTATTATTGCGATAGCAAGGCAGAATTTACCCAACCAGACAAGGACTCTGGTGCTATTATTGATGTTTGTAAAAAGCATTTTAGTTGGATGCATGCTGGATAGGAGAAACCATGGGAATGAGTATGGAAGAGTGGCCTAAAGAAACTAAGATAAAGGTAATACTTTCCATTGCTGTTATTTTTGCAGCAGCAATTTTCTTTTCACTTATCTAAAAAGGTTGTAGAATATATAACTGTGCATCTACACAGGACAACATCTTATCAAACCACAAAAGATAGCATAGATTATGTTATACATTTTTGCAACATATGTGGTTGGCAAAAACAAGAGATATTAAACCATATTGACCTTGTAGGTCAGGAATAGGTTTTACATTTCTATTTTCCGCCGAACTTAAAAACAAATAAAAACACAGCCCGAACATTTAGTGCAGGCTGTGTATATTTATTTTATTTATATTCAGACGCTTTCTTTGTTTGATTCGTTTGAATAAAACTTATCCCAATCTGATCGCCAGTTATCTGCTTTATCAGGAACTATGTAGTTATCTTCAAGAATATCTTCGATATCATTGCATAGTCTTTCATACTCTTCTTCCGCAGTTCCTACAGCATTTGGATCTGTTTTATGTCCAAAATCTAATAATGTGGCATTTGTATATCGTCTCATAACTACGCCATCACGATTAAGAAGCCATTTTTCGAAGTTTCCATACATTCCCTTTGTATTTGTAGCATCGCATAACTTTTCAAAAACCTCATGTGTGGTTTCATTTTCAGATAATTGTCTAGGGAATACATCTGTTCTTCCACCATATAGAGACTTTGCCATCTCTGAATCAATTGGTTCTCCAGGCTTAGAGACTACTAACTCAGAAAAATCATAAGTTACATCGTATGTTTCTTGGGCATATTCCCTGGCCTCTTCGGCACTGGCAATTCCACATGCGTAGTCACCGTATGTAATGCCATCACCGCAATAATCATTTGTTGGTATTGCCAAAACATCAAACCCTAAATTTTTATATTTTTCATAAATGGTTTCAATTACTCCAAACTGTGGAGCATTTCCACAATCTGCTGTCACATTAATAATTAATGTAACCTTACCCTTGTAATTGTCAAGAATGTTTTCTTTTCCATCCCAAGACTTTAAAGGTATATCATAGATAGACATACAAACCCCCTATATTTACATCAATTATAACACGATGTTTTACTGGTATAATGTATAAATAATGAGTAAAAGAAGGCTTTTAGATGGGTCAGAGGTTGAAGAATTTGAGGAACCTATCAATATAATTATACATACTAAGGCTCCAGCCAAGTGGAAGTTTACTGATCTTGAAACAGGAGAAGAGTATTTAGGGAGTGGTCTGCCACATCCTATATACGGCGAAGAACTAAGAAAAAGAACTAGGGCTGGTTTAATTGGCTCTTTATTAAAAACTAAATTAAGAATTAAGTGATGGCGTGTAAGGCCAGTAGTTTTTATCTGAAAACCAAAATGCTACAGCATATCTTGGTAAATCTCCATTAACCTTTCTGCTGCCGTGCCAAGTTTTTGATTCAAATAGAACTAAATCATTTTTTGATGGCTTATAAACTGTACCATTCATTTCATCTTCATATATGTCAAAATTAGATTTTTCTTCCCAATCATTTAAAAATATAATTTCTCCATCTGAGTAGTCGTCATTTAAATATACCATTGCGCTAAATAAAGTTTCCCATGTTGCATCTTCTCCGTGCACCTTTTTTACCTTGCTGGTTACAAAATCATGATGATGATCATCTTTATGTATTCTTAACTGTATTCCAGGGGTCAACTTTGTTAGTGAAAAACCCTCAATATAAAGTTCATTTTCATATTTATAGTGATCTTTTGCTATATTAATTATTTTATTTGCAATACCAATAAGGCCTTCTATGATTTCCTTGCTATGAACCTCATAAGGCTTCTCTAATGGAAATATTGATCTATATGCAGTTCCTTCTTTCCAGGCAACGCCTTGCTGAGATCTAAAAACATTAACATCTTCACAATTATTGTCAATATAAGATATAATAAAATTAGAATCATCATCACTTATAAAGTTCTTTATTACTTTTATGTCTGCCATTTTATTTTCCTATCTGAGATGACAACTCATTATCCCATGTAAATGTTGCCATAACATACCTTTCTGGACCCTCTCCTACAACAGCAGTTTCATGGGTATAGTCTTCTGTTGCTTTAAACTTCAATAAAGAGCGCTTCGGCGGTCTAAATTTTAAACCCAATTTGTCAAATATTAATTCTCCATCAACATAATCGTCATTTAAATAAACAATAACCGCTCCAACAATTCTTTCACTTTGTGTAGCATCGTAATGATTTGGAAGTGCTGTTCCTGGGTATTGTCTTTGTACTCTCATTAATCTTGAATGCCATTCATTTTCACCAAGAACCCCGACTTCCCTTAGTCTGTCATTTAAAGATTCAAGATTTGGATCTGACCACTCTAACTCTGCTACTTTATCTGACCAAAAGTTATCTTGCTCGTGCCCATCTCTTTCGTATGCCATAGGAGCATTTTTTGTAAATAGTTCTTTCCAGCCATCCTCTGTTAAAGATTTGCAAAAATTAAGCAAATATTCGCATTCTTTTTCTGTGATAAAGTCTTCCCATATCTCAATTCCTGGGTATATTTCTTTTCTATTCATGATTATCAACTATCCTTAATATTTCTTGATAAATAAATTCTGCAGTTTCTTTTGGACCTGCCCCACGGTATATGAAAAGATCTCTTTTTTCATACATCTCATTAAAATTATCTACAGATACATATGTTTCATAAGGTTCAAACTCTTCTGAAGATGCTACTAAAGAATTAATCCACAACTTTCCAGAAGTAGTTTTTGAATACTCACAAAGTTCTTTTCCATAAATATCCATCATTCTTTTATTGCAAATTATAACATTTTTACCACATTTTAAAGATGTTTCTATTGCTGGTTTGGCAACTAACATTGCTTGATCATCATCCGACAAACAATCAACGACAATTTCAATTTGATTATATTTAATCATAGGCTCAACATCTGGCCAAATTTTTTTAAAATTTTCGTCTCTTGGCTTATCGCTTGATGCCTTTCTTTGATAAGAAAATAATTTATGATTAGAATCTTTTAATAAAATAACCAATTCTTTAGCAACGCTGCCAAAACCCATTATACCTATATGCATGAATCCATTATACCATTACTTGACAAACAAGGCCATAGGGTGTAATATGTATATATGCAAACATTTCTACCTTCTTCTAACCCCATAATCTCCGCTCAATGGCTTGATAGTAAAAGATTAAATAAGCAAATCCTTGAGTGTTATCAAATTCTTAATGTTCTATCTGGTAAATCCAAAGGCGGTGGGTGGCGAAACCATCCAGCAGTTTTGATGTGGAAAGGCTATGAGCGGGGATTGTGGCATTATGTTCAGGCCATGATCTATGAGGCTCGTAAAAGAGGCATTAAAACAGAAAACAATGAATCTAACCTAAACAATTTAAAAAATCAGTGCTGGGATGATTGGGGAGACAATCCGCCCTCATTTTGGAATGATAGGGCTAAATTAATGCGTGTTATTACAACACATAAAGCAAGTTTATTTGACAAAGATCCATTATATTATGCTAAATTTGGATATGCAAAACATAGTATATACAATAATCCATGCTGTCCAACATGTAAATATTATTGGGTAACACACGAAGATCGATTGACTAATAAAGCCAAGTAAGGTATAATGAATATATGTCAAATAAATTTGTTATCTGTGATATATGCAAAAAAGAAATAGAAGTGCGTTCTGGTATATTTGCACATAATACGCTTAATAGGCATATGAAGGAGCATAAATGAGAGAGTATAAATTTCCAGACCCAGATTACGAGGGTTATGAAATTGTTGTTCCAACAGAGGTAGTTAAAGATATCATTCTTGAATATTTAAGAAAAACATATTATTGGTCTGTAGGGCTTTTTTCTTTAATAGTTGGCATATTGCTAGGAATTATAATATGACATTTGAAGATGATGTTGATTTTGAATTTAAAAAATATAACCAATCAAAGCCACCACTAAGATGGATTGCAAATTTGTTTGGCAGTATAGGTTCTTATTATATATTAAGAGCACATATTGCTGATGAAAAAAAACAATTTAAAAAAGCAAAACTTTATTGTTTTATATTTGATTGCACATTTAAAATTTATAATAAGTGGGGAACTTATTATAAAATAAAAGATAGAGAAGAGGAATTTTAATTATGCCGTGTGCTTGTGGTTATTCAAGAAATTATCCAGTTTGTGATGGTACCCATGGTATTGTTCGTGAAGTAACAATTGGTATAGCAACCCAAATTGTAGAAGAATACAAGAAGTGTCCAGATGTTGTAGAAGATGATGTAAGACTATATTGTACAAACTGGAAAGATCATCCTGTTTGCAAAAATACTGGCGATTTATTGCTAAAGATAACTAAAAAGAAATTATATAAATTTCCAGAAGAATCTCAATGAAGCAATTATATTTTTTACATATACCAAAAACTGCTGGAAGAACAATTGCATTAAATGTTTTGGAACAAACAAAAAATTTAGATGTTCCAATTTATATTAATAATATTCCACCACATGATGTAAATTTTTCTAACAAGATTTTTATATCTGCACATTTTGGCACTTATCCAATTATACAAAACCCTGACATAGATGTTGCAACAGTATTAAGAGATCCTTTAGATAGATGCTTAAGCAATTTTAACTACCTGTATAAACTTTTACTTAAAAGGCCAGAGTATCAGCAACTTAATGGGATCAAAGAAAGAATGTTGTTTTATTTATTAGAAGATCCTAATTTTATACTACACCAAAATTTACAAACAAGATTTTTGTGTAATCCTTGCGATGAATCTATTTTTAATCTATCAGATTATCTTGCTATTGAAAATAGAGATAAGGTAGGGCAGTATTTGCATATGAGAGATTGGTTTGTTCCAGACGATATGTCGAGTGTAGAATACGCAAAATCACAAATAAATTCTTTTAAGATAGTTGGAACTATAGAAAAGTTTAATGATTTTGCAATCAATCTATACCAGTGGTTTAATGATAATTACGGAATTAACATTATTCATAATGAAAACATTAAAAAAAATGTTACATTTAATAGTCAAAATGGCAAAATGATAACAACAAAAACATTAAAAGATATGCTTACTAGCAAAGAATATGATAAAATATTAGAAGCAAACAGCATGGACATGGAGGTATACGAATATGTCAAACAACACTGACGCAGCAACACAAATGGATTCTAATATACATATTTTAGAAAACTACATTTCTGAAGAAGATGCAGATTTATTTCTGTCATATATAAAAGAAAATTATCTTGACAGAGATAAGTTCCCCATGACTAGAGGTGAGCGTGATTATGGAAGATTAAGACATGAAGCAAACATACCAGAAACAGTGCCATTATCACAACATATGACTCAAATAGAATTAATAAAAAAATATTCAGAAAAAGTTATAAATACCTTTAAAGATTTATATGGAGACGAAGAACTTTATATCTCTGCGTTTTGGATGACAATGCTTGGTAAAGACACAAGATTGCCTTATCATGTTGATAATCATGTTGGAGCAGAACATCTTTTTAGAAGTGCTGTTATTTACCTAAATGAAGATTATGATGGTGGATCAATACAGTTTGAGAGGAATAATTTTTTGTATCAACCAGTCAAATATAGTGCAATATTCTTTCCATCTAAATACTCACATAGAATAAATATTGTGAGTGACGGCATTAGGTTTGCACTTCCAATCTGGGCTTCTGTTGAAGAAAAGTTTGATATATTTAAGGAGAATGACAATGGATAAAAAGAATGCAGACTTTGAAATAAAGGAAAGAGTACAATTTGATATATCTCAAATACAAAAAGATATAGTAAGTATATTAGAAACTGATGGTGAAATAAAAAATAATAACGATAGATTTAAATTCACCACTCATTCTGCAACAAGTTCTCAATTAATATATGACTTTCCATTATCTTGGATTGGAGAGGAAGAAGTAGCAGAATCGGTATGCTTGTATCCGCAATTAGTGGAAAGTATTGAACCTATTATTATAGAGTTAGAAAAATTTTATGATGGCAAAAGAGGTAGAGTTTTGTTGGTAAATTTGCCAGGACAAAGAAATATTCCAGAGCATTCTGATTCTGGATTTTATCTTTGGACAGTTCACAGAAACCACATACCAGTTGTTACTAATGAAAAAATATATTTTAGTGTTGGAGAAACAACAATATCTATGAAAGAGGGCATGTGTTATGAAATTAATAATGCAAAAATGCATTCAGTCAAAAATGAAAGTGATGACGATAGATATCAGTTAATCGTAGACATTATTCCAAGTGATAATGAGTGGAAAGTTGTTGAATAGATGATACTAGATTTTATCAATGGATTAGAGGATCCTAATGGTAAATTAAATGGTATAGGTATGAAGATGTTAATTGTAGATCTTATCCTTAATGACTATAGATCATGTCCCAATATAGAGGAAATTGACGATTATTTATATTGTGGTACTTGGTGGAAGCATGATGACTGTGTAAGGGTAATGAATATATTAAATAAGATTACTAAAGACAGCAAATATTCTATACCGCCAATCAGACAGGAAGTTAATGAGGCAATTGCTAAAATGATCAATGACCCTAATACTGCTGAGATATTACGAAGACTTGAAGATAATGGTATTTGACAACTACCCCCACTCTGTTCTATAATTAGTATTGTAAGCACACAACCTAACAGAAAGATATAGAATGAAAAAGTTAATCGCTATTGTTTTTGCAGTTTCTTTGATTGCTCCGCAATCTTCATACGCTCATCATATTCCTGGAATTAATGATGCTGATATTATTCAACTTAGCGCAGCAAAGTCTTTGCTTGAAAAACAGGGAGATAAAAATTCAAAATTATACAAAGAAATTACTGCACAAATAAAAAAAATACAATCTAAGCAGACTTCTGGTAAATGTTATGTAAATGGTTATACCAGAAAAGATGGAACACAGGTTGCTGGATATTATAGAAAGTGCAGATCATAATAATGGGGCTACGATTTAGAAAAAGAATTAAAGTCATGCCAGGTCTTAGTATGAATCTAAGCAAGGGCGGAGTTGGACTATCTACTGGAGTTAAAGGTGCAAGAGTATCTTTAGGCGCAGATGGCAAAGTTCGTGGCAGTGCTGGTATTCCTGGAACAGGTATTTATGCTACAGAAACTTTGAGCGGTAAATCTAAAAAGTCTTCCACTCAATCTACAGGAACAACAAAAACTATTATGACTGAAACAGGGGCAGAACTTCCATCTGTAGATGATATTCCAAATATTGGAATTTTTTCTGTAATACTTCCTTGGATTTTGCTAAGTGTATTTGTAGCAGAATGGGTAGGTTGGGCCTGGTTAATTATAATGGTGCCGACATGGTTGTTTAATAAGTTTGTTAGATTTGCTGCACAATATCCTTCTCTAGTTGGTGTAAAAACAGAAGAAGTAGTTCAATAAGGTTTAAGGAGCAGTAGCCAAGTTGGTCAAGGCCCCGAACTCATAATTCGGCTATCGTAGGTTCAAGTCCTACCTGCTCTACTTTGGAATATGGCTGGCTGGTGGTCAGAAGGTGTCTTATAAGCATCTTAGAGTTTGGTTCAATTCCAAAATATTCTACGCCCTTGTAGCCCAGTGGCAGAGGCACACGACTTAAAATCGTGCAAGCGTTGGTTCGAATCCAACCAGGGGCACTAAACCCCTGTAACTCAGTGGATAGAGTAGCGGACTTCTAATCCGTTTGTCGTTGGTTCAAATCCAATCAGGGGTGCTACAATTAAATATTGGTCTGTAGTTCAGTTGGTAGAACACTCGACTGTTAATCGAGATGTCGCAGGATCGAGACCTGCCAGACCAGCAAAATTGTTTAATGCTATAATGGAATAGGATTGGAGACTTTGTGATTATTCAAATTATTGGGCTTCCTGGTTCTGGAAAAACAGAATTAGCAAAAGCCCTAAAAGAACGCATCAATGCTATTCATCTTAATGCTGATGAGGTTCGTGCAACAGTTAATTCAGATTTAGGCTTTACCCCAGAAGATAGGATTGAGCAAGCAAGACGCATGGGAGAGATGGCAAGATTAATCTCTAAGCAAGGAGTTGCCCCAGTAATTGTAGACTTTGTATGTCCCACAGATCTAACTCGTGCAGCATTTGGTAAGCCAGACATTTTAATTTATATGGAAACAATTGAAAAAGGTAGATTTGAAGATACTAATAAGATGTTTGAACCACCAAGTGATTTCGACATGGCATTTATTAGTCATGAATGGAATGCAAATGAAAAGGCAACAGAAATAATTAAACAATTTAATCTACATGATTGGTCAGCGCCAACAACCTTAATGCTTGGAAGATACCAGCCATGGCATGAAGGTCACCACGCCCTTTACAAAGAGGCTGGAAAGAGAACTGACCAAGTGCTTCTTGGAGTCCGCAATACTTACAATACAAGCGAAAAAGATCCACTAACTTTTGACGAGGTTAAGGGATATATTGCAAAAGATGATTTTATGGACGGGGCATTAGTACTAAGATTACCTAACATTACAAACATTGTTTATGGTCGTGATGTAGGATACAAGATTGAACAAGTAGATTTGGGGGCGGAGATTCATGCTATATCGGCTACGCAAAAGCGTAAAGAAATGGGTATATAAAATAATAGATAAAATTGGCAATGATAAATTAGAGTGGCCATCATGACAGTAACAAGGGCAAGATCATTTGCTAAAGCATTAAGTTACCGTATTTGGGGAACGCTTTCATCATTTGTTGTTGCGTATGCTTTAACAGGAAATGCTACTCTTTCTGGTGCCATTGCATTTTGGGAAACGGTAGTTAAAGTATTTATCTATTACGCACATGAGCGTGGTTGGAACTATATTCAGTGGGGTAGAAAATAATGTCTTTTAATAGTGATGGTTCAATCCTTTTAGGAAAAGACATATTTTTATTTAAAAATTTTATTTCTGAAAAACAAGCATTAGACTTATTTAATTTAGCAATTTCTATGGATGATTCATTTTGGGATAATAGAACATACCATTATACAAGTAACACACATATAAAAGAAATTGAGCCTGTAATTAAAAAACTTTCTGAAAAATTTTTTGGAGATATTGTATTAGATGATGCCTGTTATTTTCAAAAATATCACATGGGTGGCAATATGGGCCAACATCAAGATGACAACAAAGTTTTAGATCAAATAGAACTATCAAAAACATACAAAGAGGGTACCCCATATAAAATAATAAATCAGCCAAGGTACGGGATTGTAATTTATTTAAATAAAGTTTCTGGAGGAGAATTATTTTATTCAAAACAAAATATATTGTACGAACCTTATCCTGGTGACTTGGTTATTCATAGTGCAGAAGAACACTGCACTCACGGAGTAAATCCATTAAAATCTGATGTAAGAATATGTATACCGACATATGCTTATTCTAAAATTAAAGTTCCTTTATAAATTTTTAATTGCTAAATCTGTAAAAAAATCATAAAGTTTTTTATTATATTCTTCTGATAAAGAATCTACTGGATGCGGTGCAATTTTTCTTAAAACATTTTCATCAAGTTGTTTAACACCTAAAACATCAAATAGTTTTTCTTGCTTAACTGACTTAGTTAATCCTAACTCATTTAGATATTCGTCAAGGTATTTATTAAATAATTTATTTTGTGTTTCTCTTTCTTCGTATGTATAAGATGGACTTATGCCCTCATACTTTAAATACATTTTGTCAAATTGAGGCAAAGGCTCAATAAATAAAATTTTGCAATTTTTAAAATATTTTATTGCGTTGTCCACATAATTTTTTATTAACTCTTTTGCATTATTATATTTAGGAAGATACTGCCTGATATCAACATATCCTATCCATAAAATGACTAAGGTTTCATCTTCTATAGGTTCAAAAATAATAGCATCTTTATTTCCTATTTCTGTTCCAGAAGATACTTTTTTATTTTTTTCTAGTTCAAAAAAATCTAAATTAAATACCTTTAGTCCAGCAAGTCCCCAAAACTTTATATCAATAGGGCAATTTGTTTCATCATGGTACTCATATACCCTGGCTAAATGACAATCCCCTACAAAAAGAGCCTTTTTCATATATAAAGTATACACTAAAATATGCTATAATTAGATCATGTTCGAGCATCCCAATATAATTAAATATGACGAAAGAATTGCAGTATATAAAAATTTTTTTGATGCTGATTTTGTAGAAAAAATAAATAAAATAATGCAAAGCGATCAAGAATTTACAACACATCAAGAAAATATGATCCCTTGGTATCGTGAAAAAGCACACATGGGCATCACTGAATTATTCGAAGTATGGCAAAAAATATCTGAGTTTATTGCTCCTACACATGTCATACACCCTCAACTTAACATGATAGTTTTAAAACCAGGTGAAAGCATGTTTGTTCATGAAGATAGTCCTGGAGAAGGGAATCATGAAGAATTAACCAATGAAGATACTTGGGGTACATGCTGCGTTTTAGATTATGGGATTATTGGATATTTTGGTGATTTTACTGGTGGTCAAGTTTATTATCCCGAACTTGGAATAGAAATACAACCAGAACCTGGTGATTTAGTTATTCATGGGGCACATTCAAGAGAAAAACATGGAGTCAGGGAAGTTTTATCTGGCATTAGATATGCATACTCAACATTCTGCATGAAGTCAGAAAAAAATCCAGGGTCTTTTTATAACTATGGAACCGAAGAATATAATGATCAGATAAAAAATAATTTTGATAGTTGGTGTGCTCCTTTATTTAAAAATGAAAGAACATACAAGAAACAAGAAAACCTTCCATCATAATATGTTTGAAATTAAAAAACTAACAGAAGATATTTGGTTTTGGGAAAATGTTTTTGATAACCCAAAAGAAATTATAGATGAAGTTAAGAATCAAAATAATTTATGGAATGAATCTTTAAGACAAAACGGAGATTTATTTGGCAAAGAAATATCAATAAACTCTGATAATTTTGAAAAAATTTATAAAAAAATAAAAAGCGCAATAAGTATTTGTTTTTTAAAATATTTAGATGAAAAAAACTATAAAAGAAATGATTATTATTTAATTGATAGTGGATTTTTAATTAGAGAACAGTCTGGATTTTTTGATGGAATAAGTGATCATACAGATATTTATTTTAAGGATGGATTTAAAGGAGTACAAATTATTCCAGAGTTTACAATATTATGCTACTTCAATGATGACTTTGTTGGAGGAGAACTTACTTTGTCTGACAATGATTTAATTGTTACTCCAAAGCCTGGAAGTATAATAATTTTACCTAAAAATACAACACATGGAGTGAATAATATTTTAAGTGGCAGCAGGTATATGACTTGGACATTTGCGATATCCAAACAAGACTTTAATGATTATATAATAATTTAATTATTTTTTCTACATATTTTTCATAATCAATATCTAATATTAGGTGTCCATCTGCTAGTTTGTGAACCTTTATATCTGTTCCAATTTCAAACAATATTTGCCTTATATCGTTTTCTAATTTTTCTTTTTCCACTTTGAGCCTCCTGTAGGATTTGAACCTACGACAACCCGCTTACAAGGCGGGTACTCTACCCCTGAGTTAAGGAGGCAATCCACTACGCTACTACAACCTTTGCAATTGCATTGATTGTTGCTGCAATTCTTCCGATATCACGCAACTGTTCAGTAGTATAGCCTTCTTGCTTTAATGTTTCATAATGTGCTTTTACACAAAAATGACATTTACCAATAATAGAAGCAATCAAAGCATAAGATTCAAACTTAGCCTTTGTTGTTCCACCATGAGATGCGATGGCATTCATTCTAAGTTGTGCAGGTAATCCAGTTAGATTAGGATCATCTGCCATCTCGGTATATGGATACCAAACATTATTTTGTGCCATCAATGCTGCTGCAGTAAATGCTGCATTTTTTTCTACATCATCAGAAACACCTGAAGAGATCATTGCAACGATATCTTGATTACCTGTAGCAAGTGCTGCTGCAAGTGACAATGCTGAAGCATAATCGTAATCGATTGAACTTCTATTAATAACTGCATCAAGATTTAGTTTAATATCTTTTGCATATTCAGGAACAAGTTCCTTAATTTCATCTACCCAACTCACAAAGTTTCTCCGCCAACTGTTCTGTTGCAGGCACAAAGTTCACCAGTTTGAAGTGCGTCAAGAATACGAAGAGTTTCTTCTGGACTGCGACCAACATTAAGGTTATTTACTGTTACATGCTGAATAACATTTTCTGGATCAACAATAAATGTTGCACGAAGTGCTACGCCATCTTTGTTTAAAATACCAAGTTGGTTTGCAAGACCAGTATAACCTCTATCGTCTTCACTTTCCCAATTCCAATCACGAATCTGATCTGCAAACATCCATGAGTTTGTCTTCTTTAGATCTTCATGTGCATTACGCCATGCAATTTTACAGAACTCGTTGTCTGTTGAGCCTGTCATAAGAATTGCATCACGATCATTAAAGTCATTAACTAACTTGTCATATGCCACAATTTCTGTTGGGCATACAAAAGTAAAGTCCTTTGGATAAAATACAATCACTTTCCATTTTCCTGAAAAGGATTTTTCTGTAATTTCTTGAAATGAATCATCTCCAGATAGTGCACCTGGCTTTACGCCAATAACTGAAAATGGTTCTAATTTATAACCAATTGTTTTCATTAGTTACTCTTTCTACTAGTAGTTATTCTATTGTATCAAATCGTAGCACTAACGGGAATCGAACCCGTCTTTCCGCCGTGAAAGGGCGATGTCCTATCCGATAGACGATAGTGCCATAATTTGTAGTAGGGCTAGAGAGAATTGAACTCTCACCTGCGAATCTGAAGGTCGCCGTCCTGCACCATTAGACAATAGCCCCACAGGAGAGGGTAGGGTTGCAACAAAGAGTGCACACATTCCCTTTTCCCTTATGCATACACTCCTCCTACCCTCTCTGCGATCCGTATCGGACTTGAACCGACGACCTCTACCGTGACAGGGTAGCGTTCTGACCAACTGAACTAACGGACCAACCTAATAATTATATAGCAAAAGAGTGACTTATGCAAGTCGATCTTTGTTATTTTTATTATATTCGCCATATTTTCCAAGAACAGCCTTTATTGTTCCATCTTTTCTCAAACGAACAATCATGCCATCTTTAATTTGTACTGGATTAAAAGGATGTTTTGTTTTATATTTTCCAGATGATTTATGACCAGGCATATTACCAACCTTTGATTCTTTCTGTTTTGGCTATTGTTCTACCAAAATTTTCAAACAATACTTTTTCGACTGGGATACAATTAGGAACCATCTTACCATTTTGTTCTTTCATTCCTCTTTGTACATATCCTTCCCAGCAAGGTGCTTGCTTAACTACATTAGCACAACAATCTGATTTCATTTCCCCAGATTGACATTGTGGACATTGTTCGCAGGTTACATCTAATTGCTTGCACATCGGACATCCACATCCTGCATATGCTTTGTCTATTTCATCTTCTTCGTCATCTTCTTCATCGTCAGAAGATCCTGAAGACATAGACTTATCCATCTCTTCATCATTTGCCATCTCAGGTAAAACCATTACATCTTTAGCCATTGCTCCAACAAAATATTCTGTCTCTTCAAGTTCGCCTTCTTCCATTTCAAATAATTGAATTAAAATAGCAGGCTCTTCTGCAGATGCCTCAAGGGAATATTCTGATCCTGGCATACCAAGCATGCCCTCTGTCATAACATGAACTACACGACCAACATACATTTCTTCTTCATGTGGGGCCATTACCATGTCGCCCTCTTTGACCATAGACTTACCTATATTGCCCTCAGAACGGTTTATAGCGTAGATCTGTGCTGCAGCCTCACGACGAGTCTTATGGCAGCCCATAACCTCTCCTGTGTCTTTTACGGCAGGGTATCCAGAACAACCAGAAGACCCTTTAGCACCTACATGATACGGCATACCTAAATTATATCACAATATCAATAAGGTATAATCTATATATGCTTATAAAAAGACCTTTTAATAATGATATTGTTGTGGTTGAAGATTTTTTATCAAAGGAAGAAGCAGATATTTTGATAGAAATATCAACAAAAGATCCATCGTTATGGGATATGTCAGATGACGGGTCTGGGCTATCAGAATGGTATGGAAACCAATTGCATATTAGTCGTATGAACCTAAAAGATAGTTTTATTTATTATAAAACAATAGTAGATAAAATATCCGATAGGTCTAAACCTATTTTTATGAAAGAATATAATATATCAGACTTTGACTATTTGCCAATAAACTACATATCTAGAAGACAAGGGCCAGGGCTTGGAGTACATACAGATGAGATATCTCCAAACCATCCACAATATAACCCGTATGAAAAAATCATAACCCATGGTTTTGTTGTTTATCTAAACGATAATTACTCTGGCGGAGAAATATTTTATCCACAAAAAAATATATCAATTAAACCAAAGGCAAGATCTTTAGTCATGCATCCAGGAAACAAGGAATACGAACATGGAGTAAAAGATGTTTCTGGTTCAATAAGGTATAGCCTTGCTTGGTGGACTAGGTAATTAAGATACTAGTCTATTATAAGTTCTTATTCTGTGGCAGTTAGCACAAACTACTTCGCACTTATCTATTTCTTTTTTGATAGCCTTCCAGGAAAAACCATCGTGAATCATTCTTGAAACATTATATTTTTTATCTTTGAGGTGATCAAAGTCTAAGACTATTGGATTGTTTTCTCCGCAGTCTTTACACCCACTGGACTCTTTTATTTCTACCAGTCTTTGCTTGTAAGCCTGCTTTTGCCTATGAAGTTCTTTGTCAGTCATAGATAATATTATTATACAGGAGAATTATAAATCCCCCGCAGGAAATTCAGGCACGATGGCCAGGTTAAGTAAGATGGTAACTAATCATCCCAAGGTCCTGCGGAGGACTACTATAATTATACTACTTTATCTTTGCTATTTGCGCTTTTGCAACTTTAAGTGCGTTTCCAGTAACTGGAGCATAGCCCTCTATTTTATTACATTTTGTTATAGCAAATGTTAAAAATTCTCTAATTGTTGCAGCATTTGATCCACCATTAGTGTAAGCAACACCATATGCAAAGGTTGATATGTTATATGCAAACCTATTAGTATTTTTATAATCTAGTACTGCAGACCCATCTTGATTAAATTTAAAGTTAGATAAAAACGATGATGCTGCAGAGGGGGTAGGGTTCATAAATCTGCCAGATTCGTTTTCAATTGAGGCAGACTTAAATCCCTTAGCATAAGAAACCTCATTATATGAAATAGATCCATTTAATGTAGACTGCAAAAATGCAATCTGAGTTGATCCGCTTGCAGACTGAAACGCTCCAACATAATTATTTATATTACCTGGAAATGCTGTTGAGAAAGTTTTGTTACCTGGTTTAGTCCAAATGTTTGGAGCAACTGAGTTTAAATAAGATGTGAACACTTCAGAAGTTCCAGATCCATCTATTCTATATAACACTGTTATTTTTGTTTTTGGCAACTTTCCAACATTTAGTTTTTGAATTGCTGGGTCATTCCACATTGTAATTTGTCCAGCAAATATTTTTGCTAGTACTTCCTTAGTTAGTTTAAGAGTTATTTTATATTCTTTTAAGTTATAAACAACCGCTATTGGACCAGCAACCAATGGAACATATACAAAATCTTCAGATGGCTTTCTATCTAGATTTGAATATGGTGTATCTGATACAGCAAAATCTACAAGTTTATTATTAAAAAAGTTTCTTCCTGCTCCAGAACCATTTGGTGTATAGTTTAAAACTTTTCCTGTTTGTTGTCCGTACATTACTCTGCACTTATCCATAAAGTTTGCAGAGAAGGTAGATCCAGCACCTTTTAAGTCTGTTGCTTGTGCTGCTGAATTAGTAAAAGTGCCTAATAAAAGCACTAAAGAAATAATAAAGGCTTTAAGTTTCATATTATAAGAGTATCTTGTCTTTTTTTCAAGTACATTAAATTAAAGCAAACTTTAAATGAATAGTGAGCAGTTTGTCGTCATGCTCAGGACGGAGTTAAGTATCAATACCTAACTCAATTTATTTTATTTTGATTGTTTTTGGTTTCTTTTCTTCGGGGATGTTTCTTTCCACAAAGACGCTAAGAATACCGTCTGCCATTTCAGCACGATCAACCTCCATATACTCTCCAAGAGCAAAGGTGC